GTCTTCGTCGTCGTCAGCCGGTTTCTTTTTCTTCTTTACAACGTGGTCTTTATCTTCATCGTCCACGTCGTCCTCGTCTTCGTCGTCGTCGGCCGGTTTCTTTTTCTTAGGCGCGGGCTCCTCGTCCTCTTCCCAAGCGTCGTCGTCAGCCGGTTTCTTTTTCTTCTTTACAACGTGGTCTTTATCTTCATCGTCCACGTCGTCCTCGTCTTCGTCTTCCGACTCAGCAGCTTTGCGCTTTTTCTTAGGCAGAGTTTCTGTAGTATCTTCTTCCTCGTCTTCTTCTTCGTCCTCTTCATCTTCAGCCGTCTGGAGAAGGACTTTCTTCAAGTCGTCGTAGGGTTCTTGAACCAGCAACTTGTCCAGGCAGTGAGTCTCTTCCAGAATCTCGTCATCGTATTGCTCCTTGCGCGGCTTGAAATCGATGGTCTCTGCTTCGACAAACGAATTGCCGGCAAAAGACTTCTCAGTAAAACCGACCTTCAACGTGAACCCATCCTCCAGGAAAAAGAACTTCTCCCAGCCATCGTCTTCGTCTGAGTCGCGTATCCGCAAGTCCAGCAACCTTCCGAACAAGTGGTAAGAGATATCCCACAACTGAACTCCCTTGTCCGGCTCTTTGAGATTGATGACGTTGAAGAGCTGGCGCTGCTTCGGAGACAGGTCCTTCGCTGCCGCTTCTTTGTCTTCGTCGCCGTCGGCCGACTTGAGCAAGCTCAGCCGGTGCTCACAAACGGGGCAGCGCCCCTTGCTGGACATCCGCGCGCACAAGTAGGAATCTTCATTCGCTCCGATACCGCGATGGGAGTAATACGTCCGCTCATAATGGAGGTTGCCGGGTTCCGCCCACGGGTTGCCTTTGCCGACGATATACGGGATAATATCCAGCAATATCACTCCAGCTTTCGCTTTGAATAGCGTAACCTTATCTGGCAACTTCAGGTAAGGAGCGGAGTAACCCGTCGACTGCTTGTCAGCTCGCTCTCGGGCCGACGTGTATCTGCGTTCTGATTTATTTGACCTACTCATTGTTTCTCTCTTTCATTTTTTTGGTTTTGCTCATCGCGCCTCTTGGCCCGAAAATATCCAGATGCTCCGAACTTGACTACCATATAAGCTAGAACCGGCAACGCGACGCACGCCAGGCAGCCGTAGAGCAGGATGGTAAGCAAGCTCATCAGTCAGTATGGCGGCGCACTTTGCGTTGCGTCATCTGCTCGACTGCTTCCCGGCCGCGCTCGGAAACTTTGGGGCTGGAGAAGTAGCCCATTCCGTGCAGCTCGACCAGTAGAGTCAAAGTCCGCTTCTTCGTCTCCAGCGCCCAGACCACTGCCTGACTCAAGTCGGATTGATAGCGAGCTTCGCGGACCTTCTTAGAAGCAGCCTTGAAAGTTTCCCGAGTCTCGATAGCTGCCTTGACTGCTGCTTCGGTAATCTTTTCGATACCGTAGACTTCCGGGTTGACCCGAATCTTCTTAGCCAGCTCGGCTTCGACTACATCCAGCTCTGCTTCCGCTTCCGCCACGTCCCGCTTAGCGTCGGCTGCCTGGTGGGCATACTTGAGATACTGAGACGGCAGCCGAATGCATTCCCGGTCCAGATTATGCTCGTCAATCTGGACCACTGACTCCGTATTGTTTTCGCTCATAGTTGTATTATCTACTTCATACAGACTACTTCGTAACAAGCCGCCGCCAGTCCAGCCTGTTTCGAGTCATAAAAGTTCTTGGAAAAGATATCAATAATCTTGAAAGCTCGCGGAGCCAATTGCTGGTTCGCCAGCAAGACCGAGCGAGCGTAGCCCAACACGAGGTAGCGAAGTCCTTCGGGGTCTTCGTCTTTCAAGTCTTTGAGCAGCGTCGCTACCGGAGCCCATTGCGCCCGGGGGTTGATTAGTCCACGAGCCAAGTCTATCGCCGCCGACTTGTTGACAGAGCTCGCTTGCACTCCGCGCATCTGCTCGGCGTCTCCTTCCAGACCGGCTACCTGCCCCAATACTACCAGCGCTTTGCGAGCAGAGCCATCTGCGCACTCGACAATCCCCTGGATGACGTCTTCCGATACCGCAAGCTTCTCCGCGGCTACTACGTCTTCCAGGAGCCCTTTCAGTAATTTGTCCGACAGAGCAACCAGGCGGACTTCTGTGCAGCGCGTATGGATAGCTTTGATAAGCTTGGAAGAGTCCGTAGTCAGCAGCATAAAATAAACGTGGCTCGGGGTATCTTCCAGCATTTTAAGGACTGCGTTCTGCGCGTCGTTAGTCAGCTTGTGCGCTTCGTCGAGCACCCAAATCCGGCAAGCGCCTTCCAACGGGCTCAAGTTCATCCGCCGGCGGATTATCCGAATAGATTCCACTCCGCGGTCGTCTCCAGAATTCACTTCGGTAAAGTCAGTGCCGCCACAGTCCAGAGACCGGCGCAAGATTCTAGCGATAGTTGTCTTGCCACAGCCAGAAGGTCCAGTCAGCAAGAGTGCGTGTGGAAGCCCCTTGTCTAATTGCTTCTGCAGCGAAGCGATAGCTACTTCCTGCCCGATTACTTTGTCCAGTGTTCGCGGACGGTATTTCTTGTAAAGTTCTGCCATATTAAAATTGACGCTGGTTGCCTGGGAAATTTGCTTCGCCAGTTTATCGCATTGCAGCAAATAGCCCGCCACTGGGTTAGGTTTAAGCAACCAGCATATTTATTATCTTTTTCTTGGCTTCGTATATCCTCTTACGATTCCTTTTTCGCCAGCTCCATCGTTGTGATTGGGACTAACACCCTCTTCTTTCTGATACCAGTTACCGCCGGGCGGAGCTACCGCATATTCAATCTGCGGCGGCACAACGAGGAAAGGATAGTGGCGCGGTAGTCCGACCGTTACTACGTGGTCAACAATCCGCATGTATTTTTTCAACTCGGTTGTCTTTACGTCTCCGACCAAGCTATCGTGAATTTGACCGACTACCATACTTTCCATCCGCTCTTTGCGGAGGATACGGTTGACTTGAATTAGAGTCCACAGCAAGCAATGGAACGCCGAGCCTTGAATCGGGTAGTTGCAGACCTGCTTCCGGTTGAATACTCCAGGCACGCGGAAGCCGGTCAGCAAATCAAAGTAACCATTTTCCAAATACTTTTTATACCAGACCCGGCGCCACTCTCCATACTTTTGAAAGCGTCGATTCCAAAAGTCATTCTCCACGTCCCGAACGTGCTTTTCAAACGTGCCATCCAGCGGGTCAATCTCAGGGTCGCACGCGCCGAGCGTTACAATTCCTTTATACTTCAAGTGCTCGTAAAGCGATACTCCAGCCGGAGTCGTCAGCTTCCCGCGCCCAATCCATTCCCAAAGCGAGCGAGCGCAGCTCACGTAGAAGTCTCCGTAGAACTGGGGGAACACGAACATATTCTTGGCTCCGTAGCGAGCTTCTTTGCTGACTTCGGATGGCTTGAGCTTGTAGAGTTGAGCCGCCATATCCCGATGCATATCCTTCCCCGGCGTAGAAATATACTCGATGAACACCGGGTCCTTGTGATAAGCTGCGGACAAGGCAACTTCGATTCCTTTAAAGTCATTCTCGACTAACTGATGCCCCTCCGACGCAATAAAGAGCGAGCGGATAATTTTGCTAATCTCCTCGTCGCGGACGGGCATATTCTGAAAGTTGGGAGAGTCGGAGCTAGAGCGGTGCGAGCGAGCGAGATGGAGGTTGTAGCTCGGATGGATACGGTCTCCGACAATCTCCCGCTCGATGCCTTTGATAAACGTCCCCAGCGCTTTCTCATACTTGAGGAACTTCGCCATCTTTTTTACAAAGGGGTGGTCGACTTTCTGGAGAGCTTCCGCGTCGGTCGATGGCGCTCCGCTCTCCGTCTCCGTATGGACTTTGTAGCCCATAATCTCAAAGAGCACGGTCCCGAGCTGACTGTGCGAAGTAAAGTTAGCTTTAGTTCCGAATCGCTTGCGCCACATCGCCCACACTTTATCCTGCTCCATCTCCGCTTTGAGCGTGCGGATTCTTTCGGCCAGCTTCGCTTTCGTGCGCTCCAGCCGAGCTAAGTCAATCCGGATTCCATTCGCTTCGACGCGAGCCAGCTCAATCAGCCCGTCGTGGAACAGCTGGTAGCCTTGCTGGCGAATGGCGTGAATCTTTTTCATTTTCGTCGCGTGCAAACCACAATCAAAATTACTAACAGAACGATAGATATCGACTGCTTGAACATGATATGCTCCAGCATCTCGTGGTCCGTCATAAGCCCATATCTTTCATTTGCACCATCGCCAGTTTGTATTCTAGCCGAGCGTCCATGCCGTTGTAGAGCAGCAACGCCGGCGGATAAATTTCGTCAATCCGGTTGTAGGGACTACCCTTGACATTCGCTAAGTAGGGCTCAGTTGTCTCGTTGAAAGACGGGACGCCGAGCCGGACCAGCGCCTGGAACTTGAGCGAGCAAATCCCCGGGCGATTGTCCAGGCAATGCGCCGCCAGCATCGTATCCCAGCCCCAGTTTGTTACTCCGTGCCCGAACGTCTTCAACGTCCAGCGCTCTTCCATTTTCAAGTTGCTCGAAATCTTTTGGCTACGCTTCGACTGGAGCAGCAGCTTAGTAACCAGCGAAGTTTGAACAGTCCACAAGTAAGCAATCGTCCTCCGTCCGTTGGATAGAGCGCAAGAAATTATCTGGCCGTCCGGCCACTCTGGTTTGAGGCAAGTCGTTTCGTAGTCGACGGCCATCCAACCACCCACTTCTTCCATCTCTCTTATCGCGCGGCAAGCCGCTTCGTCCTCGAGCAAGCATTCAATCCCCTCTTCCCACTTCGGCTGCCGCGGCGGAAGCTCGTCCAGCTCAAACGCGGCTTGCAGATGGTTGAGGAATAAACAATCCAGCAAAGCGTCTTTCATCCGTAGCAGGTAAGCCGGATGGTAAGTCGGGCAAATCCAGTGGCGCTCAACCGGCATCCGCCAGCCGGTCCAACGGTCGAGCGCTCCGATATCTCTCCAGTAACCCTCGAGCACGCTAACCAGCGCCGAGCGCCCGAGCGTCAAGACAACTTGCGGCTCATACTTCCGGATAGCGTTGAGCAAGTTCGGCCGGCAGTAGGAGATTTGCTTGGCGTCTGGCGTGGCGTTTTTCGGCGGGCGGCAAATCAAAGCGTTAGTTGTCCAAGCGTCTCTATCCAAGTCCACTCCGATTCGCTTCAACGAAGAGCGAAGAAACAAACCAGACTTACCGACGAAGGGACGCCCTTGCTCGTCTTCTTCTACGCCCGGAGCTTCGCCGACAACCAAGACTCTCTTTGCGCCCTGACCATACGGCTTAATCTTCGGACTCTCGCAAGTCTTGTAGAGTCCGCAAGCGCCACACTTCGGGACAAACCCGAATTCCGGCTTGTCTTTCTGGACTTTAGATGATTCGAAAAACCCGCGCATTGCGCTATAGTATCTCTGGCCAGCGCTCCTATTCCGTCAGGATTGCACGATAGGACCGGTTTTTATTTGATTTGAGTGTCAACATAGCGGCAACTTAGGGTCATTCGCTAGGAACGAAACCTAGTCTTTTGCGACTACCTGCAAAAGCCTTTGACCGTGAGCAACGACGCAACCGACTTTGTGGCGAATCTCGGGCGGAGTAGCAGCAAAAGCGTCGCAGTAGACGCAACGAAAACCCCGGCCCATCAACTCTCCGCTACGAGCCGGCTTGAGCGCCAAGTCTACGAACTGCCCGACCAGCTGAACCATTTCCTTTTGAATTGCTTCAGTCATTGTCTTTCTCTTCTCCCCTCTCCGGCTCTTCTTCCTCTTCCTGCGGCTTGCCCAAGACCGTGATGTATTCCCAATGCCCGCCGACGACTTTCAACTTCGTTTCTCCGATTACCGCGTCATCATAGTTCTCAGAAATATACTTGAGCAAGTCCGGAGCGATACAGAAGTCCAGCGCTGGTCCCTTGTAGTTGACCTTCTTCGATTCCTTATACCAGCCGGACAGCCCTTCTCCCCGAACGCGAATCACTCCAGTCGTCAACGATACCGATACCAGCGGGTCTCCGGACTTGTCGGCGGCGAAGATAGCCGCCCGGTCGGTCGCTTCCATCAGCCCTTTCGGGATAACGATATCGTGACCGTCGACCTCGATAACTTTGTCCAGCGCGGGGTAGTCTTCGGTATAGCGACGGCAGGAGAAGATTAGCCCCGATTGACTCTTGAAATGAATCCAGCACTTGGTCATCGCCACTTCGTCCATCCCGAGCGATACGATATGGCGCAACGAAGTCCCGCGCACTAAGACCGAAGACTTGATACCGGTCTTTACTTTTACCCGCATGATTTGCATGTTGTCGCACGCTTCCACATGCTCCGGATGAATGTGGATGCAAGTCAGAAGAAAGCGCGACTCGTCTGTACTAACGCAATGCTGGACTCGACTCACGGCTTCAGTAAACTCCTTGACAAGCGGGTGCCAATGCTTCGGAGTCTCGACTCTGTCAATCGGGAGAAATATCTCCGCGTCTTTCGTCACGCCGAACCGCTTTTTCTTGCCACGAAACTCCAGCTCTCCTTTCTCGTTTTCTTCCACCAGCAACTCGGGGTCAGTCAGCTTCCCCAAAATCGCCAGCAACGAAGCCGCCTGCACGGCGCCAGTCACTTTGATTCCGACTTTCATCCGGCAAGCCACTTCGTCGTTGAAAGTCATCACCATCCCGTCCTGGAAAGCGAAGCAACTCGATTGCTCCAGGAATTCTCGCGGAGACAAGCCAGCCTTGACCAGCTCCAAAACATTCAGAAACTCTTCTCGGTTGATTTTCATTCAATCGTATTATCTCAAAGCAAATGAAGAAAGCGTGCAGAGTATTGCACGCTTTCTTCCGAACTGGCGAGTCTTTACTTTTACTCTTTGGCCGCTTTGGCCAAGCGATACTCGTTCTTGCCATTCTCTTTGCGGACTTCCAGCAAACCGCTCTTGACCTGGTCGGCCAAGTTGCCGTTGATTTTGCCGGGAGGGACGCCAGACTCTTCTTCAATCTGAGCGATGGTTTTCCACGCTCGGGAAAAGGCCGTATTCGTCTGGGCGCGAATCGTCCCGAGCCGGCAGCCGTATTTGTCTTTCTCGACCGTCGACTTGCCGCCAGCTTTCTTTGCCTTGGCCGGCTTGCTCTTTTTGACTTTCCGCGCCGGAGTCTTCGCCAGAAGCTTCTTCAACTTCTCTTTGACGCTAGCAATGGAATCTTTCGCCCGAATCTTGATGTCCAGCTTGCGCTCTTCGATGAAAGCGCGAATAGCCGCCTTGTCCATCGAGTCGACATCAATCACTTCGTCAACTTCTTCCTCTTCGGCCGGAGCTTCGTCCGCCAGCTGGATATCGCCGTCGGCCGCAATCAACTCGTTCAACAGAGGAACGAATTGCGCTTTCACGTCGCTCTCGCTGACCTTCGTCGGCACCAGCTGGATTTTCTTGAGCAGCTTGGCGTCGTCCCAATCAGCGGCGCTCGGAAAGCCCAAATCGACCAACATAGCAACCGCGTCATTTCTCTTGATTTTCATACTGTTTTCCTTCTTTTGTTTTGAAGCCGTTATGGCCTCGATTGTTTTTATTATCTCCTTAGAGCGGAAAGATTCCCCATTTATTTTTGGGAATCTTTTCCACTACCCCATCTATCGACCGCTTGTGGAAATACTTTAGGGGAAATTTACCACGTAGAAATCATTGCGGGGTTGACGAGCGCCAGAGAGCCGGCGACAGTGACGCACTTCGTCTCGTAATAAACTCCTTCGCGAAGGAGAATCCAGTTCAAGCGAAATATCCCCAGCTGCTTTTCCTTCTCCGTTTGATTCAGCCCCACCATTCCAGTAACGTGAGAAAGCTTGCGCTTGTCTTCGCTGAAATTGCTCCGGCGCAAAAGGACGCCGTCGTATGACGCCGCGTCCGATTGAGTAGCCGTCAGAACCAAGCAGTGGTAATCTTGCGACAAGCGACGCAAAGCTTTCCACGTCTCGTTCGTTTGGTGCCGGAAGTCTTGCCCCTTCAATCCAGCTTCCGGCGCTAGGATATCCGCGTAGTCAACCACCACGACGTCTGGATACCAACCCTCGTGGATTTTCGCATCCATACTGACGCGAATATCCGCGACGGTCGTGGTCGAATTCGAAGAGCACTCCAACTCCAGTAAAGAAGAAGTTGATGCAGTCAATTTCAGAATTGTCTCTTGAGCTAGACGAGCTTCGCTTTCTTTCAGTCGAGAATCGTAACTAGAAAACCGAAACTTCACTTTTGGTTTCCCATCAGGTCCGAGTTTGATTTTAACGGGGCGCGATACGTCGCCAGCTTCCAGCGGCCGGCGCGCAGCGCGAGCAATAAACCGCCGCATCATTTGGTTCTTGGACATATCCCCTACCGAAAAGAACATCGTCCGGCGCTTGGACTTCGCTGCGGCTCTCCACGCCACGTCAATCAACCAAAAAGATTTGCCGCGCTTCTCCGGCGCGAGGAAAGCGATAAACCCATCCCGGCAGAGATGCTGGCCGAAGAATTCCCCGATATCCCCAGGGTAAAGAACCAGAGACTGGTCTTCATTTATCACCAGCGCTTCTCTCCACGCTTCAAAGTCAGTAAAGACGGAAACTCCAGCGCGAGCGTCAAACGATACGGGGTTGAATTGCGCCATCTTCTCTTTGACCGTATCCAAATCTTTCCGCAACAAACTTTCCTCCAGAGAGTCTTTCAAGCGAGTATACCGAATCTCCGAGAAATAGCGGGACGCAGAATCAACTAAGTAATCCGCGTTGAGCTCCTTCGCCAAAGCTTTGTAATCGTCGCTCAGAGAGCCCAAATATTTTTCAATCAAATCCACTTCCGGAGAGTCTCCGTGCTTATCCGCAAAGCCGCTAAACAGAAGTCGGATATTTTCTCGGGGCGCTTTTCCATACTCGTTGTAGAAGTCCCGGCACCAAACGTAGATTTGATTGGACCACTTCGACCGAAACGGCTTGGCTTCCTGCTTGAGCCCAGAAACTACTTTGCCCAATACTCGGGAGTTGACGATTAGCGCAGTCAAGATGGACCGTTCTTCGTCGCTCTGGTATTTCTGGACTTTCATCTCCACGTCTTCGGATTATTAACATCAAAATCTTTTATCTCTTTCCCGTCCACAACAGAGTCGTATTCTGGAACTTTGTAATCTATTTGCTCGGAAGACCCCTTCTTCATTTGCATCTCTATCTCCACAAACTTGTCGCAAAAAGAACTAAATGTATTGCACCGCTTGGAATACTCTTCTTTCCAATGCTCGAAATACCAACGCAAGACTTTCCGAACTTGTTGCTTGTCGCCATCTAGTTGCTTGAGCAAAAGCCTGCACCGAACAATCCATTGAGTTATTGTCTTTTCTGACCAGCCGGAACGAGTCGAGCCTTGTTTGCCCGCATGCAGTCGATTCTTTATATTCCAATTGGCATACTCTTCTACTATTTTTGCCGCGACGCTTTTCTTGGTTTGCAGACTCTCACCTTCCTCCGGAAAAATACAACCGCCGCCTCGCGGCGTATGTTTGTATTCTTTGTAAGAGTCTCTACGTAGTAGAGACGATTTGTTTTGCGCTTTTGTCGATACTAGTTTTGCGCTTTTGTCGAAACTAGTTTTACAGATTCTAAAATGGAGGATTGCTGGAAGTCCTTTTAGTTTCTCTTCAACTAAACCAGATAGTCTCAATACTTTCCGAGCAGTAGCTTGCTCTCTCGTAGATAGCCCAGTCTCTTCTTCCCACTCTATAGCCGATTTGTAAATCCAACCTTCGGAGTCTTTTGTTCGCTTAGTCCAGTAGACGAGTTGCGAGAGCATAAGCGCAGCGTTTACACTTCCAGTCCATTCTACGAAGATTCGATGAAACGCAATTGGTCGGTCGAGCAATTCAAGCGGACTGGTTTCGGTTATTTCATACTGCATACTTTTTCAAAAAGAAAAGCCGCCGTTCCGGGAGGTAAGAATTGGCGGAGCACCCTTTCCTCAACTACGAGTTGCGCCTTCTCCCTAAACGACGGCTTAAAATCTAAATTTCAACTCTCTTAGGCTTCTTACGGCCTTTGCAACTCTTTCGTCAGTCTATTATCTCGCTCGAACGAGACAAGTCAAAACTTGCCCTTTTTCTTCTCTCATATACGGGGCCGAATTGGTCTTTCTTTCGCGTGCAATACGCTCTAGGACCGTTCGGACTCGCCAGCGAGCGTCAATATAGCGGTTTCAAAGCAAAAGAGCGGGGCCGCGTATCAGGAGAACAAATCTGGCGCCTGACAAAAAGCGCCAAACAAACCCGATACGGGCCCCGCAAAATCAAATCAACAAGCGAGCCGAGCCGCTTTCTGTTCTTCCACTACTTTCGCGTGGAGCACGAAGTCTTCGTATTGAGCGACGCAACGACACAGCGGGCATCCATACCAAGGTCCCTTATCGTTGCTTGTTACCATTACTGGCTGCTTAAAGCGAACAGCAATTCCCGGACAAGGGACGTCGCCGCCGGCCATCTTTGAAGTCTTGTTGCAAGCCATAGACAGCGGATAAGCTTCGTCTCCGATTCTTCCTTTTGGATTCATATTATTTTGATTCAACTATTCATTGCGCGACTAGCGATGGGCCTAGCACTTACACGCTTGGCCGCGCAATGAAAGTTGAAAAGCTTAGTTGAGCAAGAGTTCATACGCCCGCGTGCGGAGCGTATCGTTGCGGCTCAAGACTGACTCAAACCGATTGATTTCCGGAGCAGTCAAGTCCGTGTGGCGATGCACGCGGTGGTGCGTCACGTGCTCCGTAACCGCGTTGAGCGCATCCCAGCGGCTGCGCCCTTGATTGCCGTCGCCGAAGACGAACAGCTCCAGCATATTCTCGCGCTGGTTCTCGGTGCGCGTCGAGTCTCCAGGCATCAGCTTGCCGAGAAACTCCCTGCACTCCGGCAACGTCATCCGCACTTGCGCGAGATGGACGAATTGCTTCTGGACGATATCAATCTGCTCTTTCGCCGACGCCAGGAAGATAGTCTTCGCGGCCGCGTAGCGGATGTTCTGGCGCTCGGTATGCGACACCCACAAGTCGCTCGACAACTCCCGAGTAGTCATCCCGTTCTTGCAAGTCAAGCGCTCCATGAAGAGCTGCGACTTGCGCGGCGTTCCGCCATCCCACCCGTCGACCGAGTGAATAAAGACGTTCGTAATATCGCCCTTCTCCCGGATGTTCTTGGGGAAAGAGATATCTTGCTTGAGCTTGATGAACGCGAAGGCGCGAGAGCGCTCCGGCAGGAAGCCGGCGCGAACCACCGTCCCGTCTATCGACTCTGCAAACTCGTATTGAGATTGCAAGAACTGCCGGGGGTCGCTTGGCGGGTAATCTTCCCCGACAATCCCCAGCGGCGCTTTCGTATCGCTCCGGTAGAGGAGCTTCTTCCGCAGCGCCTGGATTCCAGTAGCGGTCCCCGAGATGGTATCCGCTTCCGGTTGCCAGTCCAAGTCCGCCAGTTTTAGCGTCTCTTCAAAGCTCGACGCCGCCGCTACACCGACCGTTTCAATTACTGATGTATTCATATTCTTATTATCTCGTTTAGGTTAAAGTTTTGCTCTCAAGAATACATCCCTGGATACTCGACGCCGTCTGCTTCGTCGGCTGCGTTAGTAACGTCTTCGGCCAGCTGGCGAATCTCGTCCTTCTTGTCGTCATCCAAGACCAGACCCTCGGGCAGCGTCGCTCCTTCTTCCAGCAACTCTTCCAGGCGCTCGGCCGCTTGACGCAACGCATACGCCGCTTGGCTTCCGCGATGCGCCCGGCTCGTCTCGTCGCTCGGCGCAACGAATACTCTGACCGGCTCCAGATACTCTGGCACGTCGAGCGTATTCGCTACGTTATCCAAAGCCGAAATCGCTTCTTGCAGCTGGTCTCCCTTATCTCCGTTCTGGAACCCTTCCGGCAAGTTGTCATACCAGTCCTGGAGCTCGTCCCGTAGCGTCTCAAACTCGGAGATGGCGTCAGGAATTACCGACGTCACCGACGTGGTATACATAGCTGTCAACATAGCCTTGAATTCTTCTACCGTAGGCAAGTCGATAACTATTTGATACCAGCCCTTGCGAGATGACTTGAGTCGCGCTTGCAATACCCTAAGGGCGTGCGGCCCGTAGGTCTTGTTCAATTTGATTTTGCTGATTTCGTTCATACTGTTTTTGTTTGTTTTTTGTTTGCCCTGCGAAATTACTTAGCTGCCGGGATGCGGACGAATTGAGCCGGCGTGAACCGAACGGCTTGCGAGCGCAAAGAATCGTTGAAGATACCGAGCGCAAGTTCCATCTTCTCTTGATTCGCTAGGGCTCGATTGTAGGGCAAGCGAGTCCAGCCGACTGTCCCGCTCGCGGTATGCTTGACGAAATAGCGAGTTGTCCAGCCGACGTCTTTGAATTCGACCTCGATTGCATCGCCTACTTTCAAGTCAAACAGGCCGTTCTCGCTGGCGATATTCTGCCGCGCTTGCTTGCGGGCAAACTCGCTTGAGCGACGCTTTTCCTTCAAGTCCATTGCTTCGACTTGCGCCGCGTGGACCGTTGCGCTAGCGACGTTCCCCAGCACTGTCAACATGCGGAAAGGAACGGTCCAGAGTCCCTTCGATTCCCCTTCTGGCATTACTTCAGCGACTTGATGCTGGATGGAGGGGAGCCCGAACTTGGCGAATTTGCGCCCGCGTTCAATCGTCTTGAGCCGAACCACGACTCCAGTAACTTGACCGCGACGCCCGTTAAACCGCACTCTTGCACCGACTTTGATTTCGTTTTTTGTCATACTAAGTTATCGACGCCCTGTGGAAATACTTTAGCTCTTTGTTCCGATAAAAGTTACCGGAGTCGTAAAGTGCGCTAGGGAGAGCGGATAGCGCTCTTTTCCCAAGTGCAAAAGGACTTGCTTTGCGTGGTCGAGCGCATGGGCTTGAATCTTCGGCCAGTTGCGGTCGCTGACGAACCAGCGCTTGTTTTCTTTGTCAGCGAGCGCAAAGAAGTGGTCTGGAATCAAGTTGCGCCGCGCGTCGTCTTTGCTATAGTCGCTCAACTTAGCCGGAGTCCGTCCGCTAGCTAATATACATTCGCAGCCCTTGAGCCACGTATAAACCATCCACTCGCCCGCTTCCCGATTCAGTTGTCTTATTGTTCGTTTCATACCAGTATTATCGTCAGCCCTTAGGGATACTTTAGTCCAATTGAAACATATCTTTGATTGCCTCCAGGATATCGCAATCCCGTATCGGCGGCAGGTCGCCGGCGATGTAATGCTCGAAAGCGCCCTTGCGATACCAATTGTCAAACTTCTGGCTTTTAAGCGTATCCAGTATCTTTTGAGCCACTTTGTCTTGATTCGATTTGTTTTTATTCATACCAGTATTATCGTCAGCCCTTAGGGATACTTTAGCTTTTCTTTTTGCACTCCGGCCCGATACCGGATTCGATTGATTCCGGAACCGTGAGCTTGCGACCGCAGCGGCAACATTTGCCGGCGTGCTGGATTTCAACTTTCCCGGCGAGCTCGTTCAAGTGAGACCAGATATACGCGAAGGCTACCGCGCTAGGAGCGCTTGGAGCAATCGAAGAGCGAAGTCCATGGCGGTAATTCTCTCCGTTGAAAATCGTCCCGAGGAACGTATAGCTCGATTCGTTGTCGGGGCCCGTAAGGACTTTGACGAAGTGGGGCGACTCCGGCTTGGGCTGACGAATCTTGTAAGTAAAGCGAGTCCCGGTCTTGAGCGACGTAGCGGTAAACGTAGCGTTCCCCGCCAGCGCGAATTCTTTAATATTTATCATACAAGTATATCGTCAGCCCTTAGGGATACTTTAGCTGACTAACTTCATTTCAGAAGGCTTGGTCCCCGGTGCGAATCGGACTTCACTTGCGAAGCTGGCTTTTAGCGCTTTCATCGCTTCAGCTTGCTTGACGCGAAGAGCCACGATTTTCTCCCATTGCCCGACTGTGAACGTCTCGCCCTTGTAGGTGAGCTTGCCGTTCTCTTCGACGCGAAACCCCTCTGGCGTCGAGTATTCCGACAACCAGCTCTGCTGAGTAAGTTGCTTGACGAATTCCTTGCTAATAGGGGCGGCGATGAACGTCCGATAGCGAGCTTCTGTTGCCGCTTTGATTTGCTCGACCGAGCGCTCGTGTTGAGCGACGCCGACGATTTCCCGAATCTTCTCTAGCGCTTTGGCTTTCTGCTTTGCGTCGAGCCCGAGCTCCCGGCCGTTGCCGATTTTCAGCCACTTAGTATCGCCGTAATCGCCGATAACGAGCTTCCAGCCAGTGCAATGCCCACTGGACCACTTGCTTGAGCCCGTATACATATTCTCAATTCGAACGCGAACACCGAGCGCCCTAGTCCCGTCCGTAGCCGGGTCGAGTTGCCGCAAGACCGCGAGCTCGGCTACATTTTGCTCAATTTGCGCTTGAGCGCGGGAAGCCAGTTCTTGCTCGTGCTTTACGATACGCTCGGAGGGTTCGATACCGTTCATCATTCCAGCTTCAATCGCGTCTTTGTTGATATCGTTGAATTCGGTACAGAACTGCGTGGACTTTTCGACTTTGATATTTTGATTCGTTGTCATATTTTGATTTTGTTTTTTTGCCCTTGTAAGAGAGTTATCGTCAGAGTAGGGAAATACTTTAGCTCAAACTTTAGAAACTCGAACGAACGCCAGCCCGTAAGAGCTAGAGTCTTGAGCGATATCGTTGTGCTTCGCCCAAGCTCTCAAAGCTTCCAGCGTGAATAATGAACCCGCGTATTGCTTCGACGTTGCTTCAACCGTTAGCTCAGTCGTCTCGTATCCGACCGCCGTTACCGTTACTTTGAATTTGTTCGTTTTCATACTCCCCTAATAGCAAGCTCGATACCACTACTGTATTATCTCTAACACGTTGAGTTTAAGCCAAACCTTAAATCGACTCTTTCCCTAGTGTCCCAAATCGAGATAGACACTGTCTCAAATTTGGACTGGAGCTTCTTTCGCGTAGCGTCTCGCTTCGGAAAGACGTCCTAATCCGTCAGGATTGCACGCCAGGACCGTTTGGATTTGCTTTTGAGTGTCAATATAGCGGCCTGCTAGGGTAACGTCCTATAACTTAAAGCTCAAAGCGTAGCGAGTCGCTACTTCGTTCGGCTCGTAGAAGTGGCCCTCGGCTGCGGCTTGAGATACGTCTTGCCAGAGGAAGTCCGGCGGCTTAGGGGCGAGCCATTCCATCCCGAGCGTCGAGACGAAAGCCGGGAACGTCCCGGTAGAGAAGTCTACTATCTCGTTCGTATCCGGCAACGCAATCCAGACATGCATCTCGGGGATTCCTCCGGACGCCATAGCGAGTATTGAGTTGAAGTCCGTCGGGCTCCACTTGAAAGCGAAGTGCGTCCCGCGCACGCCGTCGTCGAGATGCTTGGGGACGATTTCCCATTGCATCGTCCCCGCTTGCAGGACGGGGCGATAGAAGCGCGGGTAACGGCTCAAGACTTCCATCCCAATCTTCGCTAAGTAAGCGCAAGCGCGGTGCGGTTCGATATCCGCGTGGCGCTCTTTGAAGAGCCGCTGGACCAGCTCAAAGATTCGTTGACGAGCTTCGTTCATATCCCTGCCTTTAGCTTGAGCTTTTCCAGCGCAGCTCTCGCTTTAACTTTGATTTGCCCTTCCCATTCGGTATCCTGCCGCCCGAGCGTCAGGCCGTGGTATGCGTCGAGCAAGTCCTTCAGCGCCTGCCAATCTTCGCTCGCTCGCTCGTCTCTCTTGCTTCGTCGCTTGTCGCAATCGCAAGCAACTACGTGCCCGTGTTTGTCGCACCAGTGCGTCGGTCGTTTGGGGTGGCAATCTAAACTTCCGTCAATCCGATAGTCTTGCGGCAAGTAATCTTCGGTCTCAATCCACTGGCGAATTGCTTTCGCTTCTTCCGCGCTAAAGTAAGCCTCTATCGGCCCGCGGCGAAAGAGCAGTGCGTCTCTTCGCTCTTTCGTAATCGTGTGCCCGTGGACTAGCAATCGCCCAGCTTCCGTTGCGTTGAGGTCTCGCACCAGTTTGTCTCTTGTATTGATACTCATATCAGTAATCTCCAGTCGGTTCGTTGCGCCCCATGACTTCGTTGTAATATCCCATCGGGTCGGCTTCTCGCGTGCAACTATCGCAGTGGTATCCGTGCGCTTTTTGATACGACGAGCGCAAGCGAGATTTGCACGTCGGGCACAATAGCGGATGATTTTCAGGAGGAAGTCCGTTCGTCTCTTTCTCTACTTTCGGGATTCCAGTGGCGCAAGCTTTGCACTTCCCGGCGTGCTCTCTAGCGTATTTCTTCGACGTAAGAGCACCGCACGAACACCGGACCGTAAACTGCTTGAATTGAAAGTTGCTCATATTCCAATCCTCCCATTCGCTTTGCCGCTGCCGACTTGATTGAGGCGAATCTGCTGCCCCTTAGCTCGCCCGAAAGCGTAAGCCGAGTTGCTGACTTGTTGCGCCCGAGCTTTCGAGCGAATCAATACGGGGAAGTCTTGCGCCACGCGCTTCGATATCAGAGCGTCTTTATTGACGACAATCAGCGCCCAGCAACTCGCTTCCTTCGGAGTCAGCTTCGCTTCTTCGCGCCGGTTCACTTCGATAATTCCGTCGCAGAGCCCGCGAAAGACTCCGTTCTTGTTTGCGGCGCAACTGACCATCCCGTTTTTCTCGGCGTGGTAATACGTCGAGGGAAAGACTTTCTCCAGATAGGGGAAGAGCTCCCGGCAGATGGCGACGTCCGTCGCTTCTCCGATAAAGATAGCCTTCGTGCCACTGATGATAACTTGAACGCCGAAGCACTGGCGCAGCACGCGATAAATCCACGTATGGTAGGGCTTTTGAGCGCTCGTCTTTATCTGGATATCGGCGCGGTCGATTTCAATCGACGAGCCAGCAGAACGACCGGCCGCCATATCAATCGACGCCAGTTCAATCCCGTGCTTCATGGCCAGCTCTTTCGCTTTGCCCATCGCCGCTTCCATCTCGCCTTGCGAAGCGTTGCCGTGAGACAGCGCGAGGCACTTGCGAATCTTTTCAATCACCGCCGAGTTCATTTGATTTGTCATAACTTGTTTTTTTTGTTTCGCCCTGTGGAAAGTATATCGTCAGCCCTTAGGGATACTTTAGCTCAAATCGAGAAATCAATTACGACGCTCGCAACTGTCGCAACCACAACCGTGAACTTTACCCACCAGTGCGATTGATTCGCTACGCTCGCTCCGCCGCGGAACGCCGCGTAGTGCTCGCCCTCGTCGACTAACACTGCGCCGGGAACGGCCGCGATTACTTGAGCCGCGTAGCTTTCCGCGCTACCGCCGTGACGATAGTAGAACCCGTGGCGAGCAGTAAAGACGCCATTCCGCAAGCTTATTGAATCCGCCGATATTAGTTCCTCGATTTGCTTTATTGTCATTTTGTTTTTCATACTCCCCTAATAGCAAGCTCGATACCACTACTGTATTATCTCTAAGTGCTTGAGTTTAAGCCAAACCCTAAATTGAAGATTCCCCTAGTGTCTCGCTCCTAGATAGACAGTGTCCCGTTTCGAGTCAAAACCCCCGAGTTTGCCCGAAAGTTCCCCACTTGCTGATAAATTCCAGGTCCAGGAGGACTTGCTTCGTTATCGGGCTCACCGCAGGTTCTGCCGGAACGCTAGCCAGGGCGCGTGAACGCACGCTCGCTTGACGTTGCTCGACGAGCGCCGGGATTGACGCTAGGTTGGTCGAGACGTAGAGCAAACAAGCGAGAGCCAGCCAGAACGTCTTGAGACTCGCTACCGCTGGCGTCGGTCCAACCAGCACGTCGAATTCGAAAGCGTCATTGTTCATACTGGTAAAATCGCTAAATCAATGAGCCGAAGCTACATACCACTTGTTATCTACGCCGAGCACAATTTGAAACTTTCCCTTGTGAGAGACGAAAACAGCCGGCGGCATTCCGCAGGGGCGAGGACGAAGCTCTACAATCGCCGCCGTCAAAGGCACGCCATTTTCAATTTCGACTTGCACTAAATCACCGACTTTTAAGTTTTTCTTCATACTAGAGTTATCGTCAGCCCTTAGGGATACTTTAGCTTTATCTCAAAGCTTTGCAGCCGCAAGCACTTCAGCCCGGAGCTTAGCCGCGCAGGGAGCGCAGTAGCCGTGAGAGACGAAGCTCCCAAGCGCCTTGCTGCGCTCTTTGTTATCGCAAGCGCAACAGAGCCAGAGCATAATCTCTTTGCCACGACAAGCAGCTTCGCGGACGAGCGCCAGCGCCGTCAAGTCCGTAATCTTTACTAGCTCGCTCGTTGAGCACCGAGTCCAGTCTCCGCCGCTAACGGTAAATCCGGCCGGAGCGCCCGTATAGTGCAAGCGCGGGCGGATTTCAGTTTTCGTCCCGTCCAAGTCCCAAATATTGTAGCCGACGCCAGGAGCGGTCGATTCCAGAGACTTTACCGCCGCCGCAAGTTTGATTGTCATATTCTTCATACCCTAGTTATCGACGCCCTTAGAGAATACTTTAGGGGCGATTGATATATCCACTGGGGTTGCGCTTAGCGTCTTCCAGCAAGAGAGCCAGGAGGAACAAAGTATCAGTCTCGCTTTGCGCCATACCGAGCGACTCCGCGCGCTTCCGGTCAGCGATTAGCGAGTCAATTATTTCATCAAAAGTTTTCATATCATTCCGTTCGCGTCGAGCTCGTCATAGAGCGCTTTCGTCTTCGTTACCATATTATTGTCTCGCTTGAGCCGGCGGAGCTGAACCAAGACGTCGATTACTTCCTCGTCAGTTATCGGCTCGCCCAAATACTTTGCCATAATTTGCTTCGCCGTGAGTTTCTTTGTTTTGCTTTTCATAAAATTGTAACGCACGGAGCGAAGTGAAAATCCCGCATTGCTTGTTCGATAGTCATCCCTTCAGCTTCGCCCGTAACAAAGTCTCCATACATCAATTCGGCTGCGTCTGCCCGAGTCTCGAAGTCTCCAGTATATTGCTCTTCGTGCTTTAGTTTTTTGCAGTCCTTGCAATCAGCAGCGTGGACAATAAAGACGCCTTTGGATTGGTCCCGCAAATTAGGTCCGAAAATTGTCAGTTTCATAAATCTTGCAAGTAGGGGTTGGGTTTGTAGGTCGGTTCGGGCTTGACGTTGAGCTTTTTGGGCATCATGGCGAGCGCTCGTTCCATCGGAGTTTGCTTTACGTCGAAGTGAATCAAGACCGGTTGGTAAACGAAGACTCCACGACGACCGGCGTAAGCGCGCACGTCTTCGATACTTTCGAAGCGAGTTGCCTTTTCGTGATTGCGTATCGACTTGAATCCAGTCGGCGGGACGTCTACTAAATACACGTTTTTCTTCTCAAACCAAATTACCCATTTGCTATCAATTTTCATACTGGTATATCGACGCCCTGTGGAAATACTTTAGCTCAAGCTTTGAAATACTTTGCGATATCGGGAAAGTCTCGCTTGAGCGACGCTACAGCGAGCCGAGCGATTTCATTATCAACTTTGCGAATCTCCGCGTTGACTTGCTTGCAAGTTGCGTCAGCCATAAGCTTTATCGCTATGGGCGTGCAACCGTCGTATTTCCCGAAAGATGCTTGCTTGCTCAAAGCGTCTCGGATTTGGACAGTATTCCAGCCGGCGTTTAGAAGCTCGCCGATTGCTTTTTGCAGTCTCGCTACCACCGTTTCGTTTATCTCGTTCATACTAGAGTTCAGCCCTTAGGGATACTTTAGCTCAATCTTGAAGAGCGATTGCAGCCGCGCGGGCAAGCTCGACGCCCTTGCTAATCCGGTCCCGTTCGATTAAGAGCAACGGCTTGAGCATCGTCGATACTCGCGGCGACTTGATTAAGCGGTCGAGACGGTCCCAATCGGCTCGGATAGAGCGAAACTCTGCATGGGCTTGTAAATAAGTCATAAAAGCTTAGTTTTCAAAACATTGGACCCACTTAACGACTTGAGACGTAGAGCTACGGATTGTGCTCAAGACGCGCCTGGCGCGGCTCGGCTCGATATCCATCGGGAGCAATCCTTCAAGCCGCTCGATTGCTTGTTTCATTTGCGTCAGCTCTTCCTGGATTCTATCGTATTCGATTGATTTATTCATACTCAAGTTATCGACGCCCTTAGGGAATACTTTAGCTCAAAGTTGCAAAGACTTCAGAGATAACATAAGCCCAGCCCCGTCGATTGAACTGCTGACGAATCCCGTTCCCTACCATTACATTATACGGTTCGAGATTTGCGCCGGCATCTTTGACAAGCTTTAAGATAATCCAGCGTCCGTTGTCGCTCGATATTCGATAGAATTGGCATTCCACGATTCTGTGGTCGATTTTGAATTGCCCGACTTGCGATTGACTTGTTGCTATATATTTCATACTAGAGTTATCGACGCCCTTAGGGAATACTTTAGCCCTTATTTACAGTCCAGCAACTTTGCGAATCAATCGAAGCTCTTTCTTCGAAGACTCTGCCGGGTCTTTCGCGTCAATTACGATATTCTCCGTTACCCCAGGGAAGCAAGCGAGCAAGTCCGCCAGCTCCCGCGCCCGCGCTTGAGCGTCGAGCGACGAGTCCAGGCAGATGTAACGTCTCGGAAACCCAGCCAGCGTCTTTACTTGCTCGCTTGTCCAGGCGAGCCCAAAGAGCGCTCCAGCGCCGGGACCGACGGCCCAAGCGTCAATAGGGCCCTCGACGATTACGACGGCGTGGCGGCACCAATCCGCTCCATAAATAACGTGTTTGAGATTGATACTCGCTTCCGTCTCGGGCGCAGACAAGTATCGCTTCGCTGCACGGTCTCCGATTGCGCGAGTTGTCCAGCTAACGCGGACTCGCTTGCTCAATATCGGAATGTAGATTCGCCAAGCGAGTCGAGCGTCTATCCCGATTCCCTCGACTTGCCAGAGACGCTGAATCTCTTCGGGGTCAAATCCACGACGCTTGAGATAGTCCCGGTGGCAGCGTTGCAACGGGCCCCGTCCGCCGGGCTCTTTCAATCTCCCAGACCACTCCGCTTTCTCCGGCTCTTTCCCTAGCTCGTAATCGTGGAGAAACTCCCGGATGGTTGACGACGAGACTCCGAGCTTGAGCAACGTCTCCCAAACCGGATGCCAGCGACATTTCCAGCAAGCGAAAAACTTGTCAGAGAGATTGAACCCCAAGTGGTAATTTTGCGAGCCGCAAAAGGGACAAACTCTAACTTGCAGCCAGCCAGTCCGGCAATGGTTGTGTCCCGACTCCAGATAGTCGAGTCCAGCGCCAGCTAGTAATTCCTGGATAGTCATTTCCTCAGGATATATTGGCGCATCAACTTGACGATAGCCTCCTGCATCGTCTGCCCCTTGCGAGCGCAAGCCGCCTTGAATTGGTTCTTGGTATCAATCGGGATACCCTTGAAAAACAAAACACCTTTGTGGTGCTGCAGTTCCGATTTCATAATTTCTCTGTTCGTATTATCTCCAGCAAGTCTTCGAAGATATTGAAGCTCTGAGCGTCTTCTTCTCCGTTCAATACTGCGTCTAGGATATCCGACTTCTTCCGCAGAATTCGCACCAGCTTCTCTTCGATAGTCCCTAACGCCGTCAAGTAATGAATGACGACTTTCTTCTTTTGCCCGATACGATGGATACGGTCCTCGCCCTGCAGCAAGTCGCCGGGACTCCAAGGGAAGTCCAGAGCCGCCGCGTTGCTGGCCGCATGCAAAGTAATTCCGACTCCGGCTGCTTTCCAATTTCCCAACAGCAGATTGACGCGACGATTGGATTGGAACTTCCGTACGGTCTCGTCCCGCTTGCGCCCGACTACGCGGCCATCGATAACGACGCTGGACGGGAATCTCTCTTTCAATTGGTCGATGACAAAAGTATGCATGGTCAACGCCACGAGTTTCTCTCCGGGGTGCGCGATAAAGAATTCCTCAATCCATTGCTTGGTCCATTCCATTTTCAACTTGGCTACGAGCCGCAACAGATATCCGACTTTGACGAGCGCCAGACTCTTCTTCGCCCGCATCGCTCGGGATGGGCTGGTCTCTTTGAGCCAGACCAGAAACTCGTTATCAGCCCTACGATATTCCTTGTAAGACGCCAGCCGGAACGGAACGATACGCCGAGTCTTGGCCGGCAGCTCCAGCAGCACGTCTTTCTTGAGCCGGCGAATCATGCACTCCGAGCGGAGAATCCGGTTCAGTTGTTTCAAGTTCGTTGCGCCATCGTATCTCCAGCCCCACGGAGTATATCGCGGCTTGCAATACGCCCAAGCATACTCTTCCCGGGATGGAAACAAATCGGGGCGGATGATTCGCAAGATGGACCAGAGCTCAATCGGCCGGTTCGTCAACGGAGTCCCGCTCAGCCCGATAACCGAAGAAGCTTTCTTGACCAGCCTCCGGCTGGCTCTGGTTCGTCTCGCTCTCGGCGTCTTCAGGTAATGCGCTTCGTCAAAGATTACCGTTTGCGGTTTAGCTTTCAATAGAACCGGCAACCACGATTCCAGGATATCGTAATTGATAATAACTACAGAGCCGGGAAGCGGCTGGCGTCGCTTCATCTGGCCTTCCAAGACTTCCGTCCGCATATTGAAGTGGATGGCCGCTTCCGACTGCCAAGTATATTTGACTGAAGCGGGGACTACGATAACGACTGGCCGTCGGCGTGGCGTCTTGAGAATCCAATAGAGCGATTGAATAGTCTTGCCCAATCCCATTTCATCAGCCAGCAAAGCTCGCCCTTTGAACGCTCGGATTTGACGAGCGCCAGCCAACTGAAATGGTTTAAGCTTGGTCATTTCGCATAATAAGCCGAGTCTAATTTTCCTTCGCGTTCTAATTCTTCAAGGTCTTTTTTGTCGTTGAAAAACTCGAAGCCCGTAATGTTTTGAGACATTGTATGCATGTGACGAAACCGCTTATATTCGCCCGGCTTCCACGATTGATGCCGATACCACGATACGTCGGGGATGGTTTTCGTAAAAGGAACTTCGGTCAAGTTCTCTACTTGCGGAGGAGTATCTTTGTTTGTTTTCATAAATTTAATGAGCCCACACTTCCCAAAACCGCAATTCAATCTCTCGTTGCGCTCGCTCGATGCGTCGCTTGTCCAGGCCTTTGCTCTGGAGATATTCTTTGACTCTCGCCAGCAGTTGCTTCGGCGTCATCTTGCTCCCCAAGTCCAGACTTTCTCCGCGACGCGGGCCAGCAGCAATCCGCCCCACTTCCAGAATCTCCGCCGGGGTCTCCAGCAGGAGACTGATTATCTCTTGAGCGTCTTCCGACAAGCCACCAATCATATCCATAATCTCGCTACGTTGCTCCGGCGCGAATCCAGTCAACTCGTCGTTCATCTCCGTGCAGATTAGCGGGTCTCTCGTCCGCTTCGTTATCCAGCTGCGCAAGCTCGTCCAGACCTTAAAGTAGCACCAGGAAGAGAACTTAGAACCGCGGCGGCTATCGTAAGTTTGACAAGCGAGCATGAAGGCCAGATAAGCCTCGCTCCGCGACTCTTCGAAAGTTACTGGACAAGCTTGCGCGACTTTCCACGCCAGACTGCAGAGCATTTTTTCCACTTTGGGAAATTCAATTTGCGGGTCGATTTTTGTCATTTGTCGTTGGTTAGAAAGTATACCTTTCTAACCCGGTGTCAACTCTCAAAAGATAATAAGACGTTAGGTTTATATTTACGTATTAAAAGACCCAAGAACTTTAGAGATTCGTTATGTAGGAGCCCACCGGAACTTAAAATGCAATTCAAGTCGGCTTGCGCTCGTGATAGAGAAACGATGCAAGAAGCAATCGTAAGGATGATGCAAGAATTTTCAGACGAGAGATAATAAGCAACGTGAAACTAGAGTCGATTACGCTAAACAATTTCCAAGCGCACGAGCGCCTAGAAATAAAGTTCTCTCCGACGATTACCACCATCAAGGGCGCTACTGACAAGGGCAAGAGTGCAGTCCTGCGGGCGTTGCGTTGGGTCTGCTTAAATGACACGGCAGGGGTGGACTTCATTAAGGAGGGGACCAAACGGGCTATCGTTACGCTGACTGTCGTTCACGAGCCGGCTCCGTTAGTCCGGTTGGAAGAAGTGATAGTCCGCAGCAAGAACGTCGACGGAGCGACTAATACGTATGCACTGGACGGGAAGGAATTCAAAGCGTTCGGGCAAGGCGTCCCTCCAGACATCGCCAAAACCCTAGCTCTAAGTGAAATCAATTTCCAGGGGCAGCACGACTCTCCATTTTGGTTTGCCGAGACGTCTGGAGAAGTATCGCGGAGATTGAACGCAGTGATTGACTTGTCGATAATTGATACAGCGCTGGCTAATATCGGCGCCGAAGTCCGTCGAGCTTCAGAGCGGAAAAGCTTGGGCGAAGAGCGATTGAACGAAGCGAAGACGCAACTGGAAGAGCTCGCCCCGCAGCGGGAACGGATTGAGGAATTTCACAATGTTAAAGTCAAACAAACTACGCTTAAAGCCGTTGCTGAAGATTACGATAAACTGGCAGACGTCCTGGAGCGGGCAAGTTCTAATCAAGCAAGGGTCCTTGCTGCCAAAGCAGCCGACGGCGGTGAGCTATTGGCAGCAATACTATCCGCTCGTCGAGCGCAACGAAGTGCTGAAATGCTGGAGGAGATTATCTATTCAATAGGCAAGTGGCAAAGCAAAGCAAAGCCGCCGCCGGACTTTCACCCAGTACAGATGGCTTGGGGAACTTGGGCAGACGCACGAGCGAAAGCAGAGAGACTATCAACTTTGACTGGTATCGTATTTGATAAACTTTCTATTATTCGCACACTAGCGGAAGAAGCTCAACAAGCCGAAGCAAAGTTTCACGCGCAAGTGCGCGGCAAAGTTTGTCCGCTATGCAAACAGATAATTGAACTTGATGAAAGATAAGCCTTATCCGATAGCCCTAGCCGTTGCCGACTTGCATCTCTCTTTGCTCCAGCCGGCTTGCCGAGCCGATAAGAGCTGGACGGACGTGCAAGCGGGATACCTCGAGCAACTAAAAGAGATTGCTGAAATTCGAATGACAGACGGTTCGCTTAGAACTTTGCCTATCCTCTGCGCGGGAGATATTTTTGATAGATGGAACGCCAGCCCCGAGTTGATTAACTTTGCATTGCACTGGTTACCCGATGGTATGCTGTGCGTCCCTGGCCAGCACGACTTGCCGCTCCACCGGAGCGACTTGATGCACCGCTCCGGATACGGAGTATTGAAAAAAGTAGGGAAGATTAGAGACTTGTCTGAAGATGTGGTAACGATAGCAGCGGAGAGATTGATGGTGCATGGATACGGATGGGAGCAAGAAATTGAACCGCTGGAAAGTAAATCCCGAGACCGCTTTCTCTACGTCGCCCTCATTCACCGCTACGTATGGACAGTCGAAGCTGGCTATCCGGGAGCGCCACAGTCTTCCCACTTGAGCTCGCTAATGAAAAGCTTGAAGGGTTACGACGTGGCAATCATCGGGGACAACCACAAGCCCTTTTTGAAAGAGCTAAAGAACGGCTGCACGGCTTACGGGTGCGGAACTTTTATCCGCCGCAAGACGGACGAGATTGACTACGCTCCTAGCGTGGGAATTATTTACTCTGATGGAAAGGTAAAGCGCAAGCTGCTCGACATCTCTGGAGACCGCTTCCACGAAAGCGCTAAAGACCGTCCAGAGACAGCTTTTAATATGAAAGAGTTTATCGAAGGGCTGGAAGAGCTCGGCGAGCACGGGCTGGACTTTAAGGCAGCCGTTGAGAATCACCTCAAGAATGAGGACGTTCATCCGCAAGTAAAGGAAATTATCTTGGCCGCGTTAGATAATACGAGAGTATGAAAGTAATGCCCGTTCAATGCGCCACTTGTCCCTTCCGGAACGATGTGGACGAAGAGCACAAGTCCGTAATGGTTCCGACAATGGAGATGTGCATAAGCCCGGGCGGAGCCTCTCGCATCTGCCATTCGACGGGCCGAGACAATACGTTCCATAAGCGCACGGGCAAGAAAGAAATGATTTGCCGCGGGGCCCGCAACTTCCAACTCCAATTCCTTGCTGCCATCGGATTCTTAGAAGCTCCGACGGACGCAGCGTGGCTAAAGAAATGTCGAGAGCTAGGGATTCAACCGGACCAGGGAAAACTAAGATGACGAAGCACGATAAAGATTGCGAGCTCGGAGACAACCACAAAGACTGCCGCGCTTGTCGAGAGAATAATTATGAGCAACGAAATCACAGAAGAGAAGTATCGAAAGTTAAAGCAGCAAGTCGAAGAGACGAAAGCCGAAGCAAGCCGGGCCCAGGGAGCGTTGGACCAGCTGCTCACCCGGCTGAAAGAGGAGTTTGATTGCTCTAGCTTGAAGGAAGCAAAAGCCAAGCTGACCGAACTGGAGGCAAAGAAAAAGAAAGCGGAGTCCGTATTTGAAAAAGTGCTGGCCGACTACGAGGAGAAATGGAAGCAATGAGACCCTGCCCGCCCGATAGAGACCCTATGTTTTGGAGGGAAGATGAGGAGAATAGAATGACGGACCTTGCTGCCGAAGAAAAAGAAATAGTCGAGCTGGCCCTCCGCTTGTCCCACTTAAAAGGGGCAGTCGAGGACGAGACCGAGGCGCTAAAGAAAGCGGAGCGCACCTTGCAGCGCACGCAGGAGGCGCAAGAGATACTTCAACTCATCGCCCAAGCCGTCCAGCAGCAAGCTCACGAAAAGATTTCCACCGTAGTTACCAAATGCCTCGAGTCCGTCTTTGAAGACCCTTACGCTTTCAAAATAGAGTTTGAACGTAAGCGGGGACGGACCGAGGCAACCTTACGCTTCGTCCGGCGAGAGCTCGACGCGGACCCGCTCAGCTCGACTGGCGGCGGCGTGGTCGACATCGCTGCTTTCGCTTTGCGCGTCGCTTGCTTGATGCTCCATCGCCCTCGCTTGAGCCGAGTCGTTATCCTAGACGAGCCGTTCAAGTTTGTTAGCGCTCAGTATCGAGAGAATATGCGGACGATGCTGGAAGAGCTGGCTAAGGATTTGCAGATTCAAATTGTAATGGTTACTCATTCCGAAGAGTATGAAACCGGAAAAATAATCGAGTTATGAAGCCGCTAGAAGACTTATCCCCAATGCCCTTCGGCAAACATAAGGGCGCTCCTATGCAAGACGTGCCAGCTTCTTACCTGCACTGGCTTTGGACCAACGGCCTGAGTAAAGATAAACAAAGCTCCGTCGCTGACTATATCCGGCGGAACTTGCACGCTTTGAAACAAGACCATCCAGACGGAATTTGGGATTGATTCGGTAGCCTCTCCCACTGCAAGCTTTGCAGTGGTGTCCGTTGACTAAACACGAAGCGTCAAAAGCTCTCCCCGTCCCGTAGCAGGCTGCACAAGGAGCCACCTTCTTGTTCTGAGACGTCCCTCTCATGCCCGCAAATTAGCAGACTGGGGACTATCTGCAAGAACTTTTTAGCTAGGCGGGGTAGGCGGGAATAGTTTGCTGAGCGGTAATATTGACGAAAGCTCCGTCTCCGTTCGCGTCGAATACGCTCACGCGCCAGTAGTGTAGCGCGTGCGCTCCGTCCGAGTCCAGCGGGAGGCAGACGATGGTGGACGTCGGAATCTCGCTGGCTTCCTCGTCAATCAGAGGAGTAACTGTCTCCGGGTCGAAGCTCTCCGTTTCCGACAGCCACAAAATCCATCCGACTAGATTGCTTACCGCGGGGACCGTCCAGCTTAGCACATAGCACACTTGGTCACTCTCTTCGCTGTCAATAACCGCGCTTAGCGCAGTCGGAGGCGTGGGGACGATAGCGAGACTGCTAATCTCCAGCGAGCCGTAAACCCACTCTCCTTGCCCTTCGTTGACTCCGGCCACGCGCACGTAGAACGTCCCGAGCAGGACTTGCAGCTGAATGGACGTGCGCGTAAGGACTCCGCGCTCCTGCCAGTTCTCTCCGTCTTCGCTCGTCTGCACGATGTAATACTGAGCGCCATACGCTGGCGGCCAGAGCACTTGCACGAGCGACGCCACGCCGCCGATTTGAGTAACCGTTACCGAGTCGACTGTTGGCAGCGCCGGAACTTCTGGCGCCGCCGGCGGCAAGTTGAGCACCGGCGCTTCCAGGGAGTCGAAAGAATAAATCAAGTCATTGCTATTGGCAGCGGAGATTCTAATCCGCTCTCCACCGAGCGGCTCCACTCGAACCACGCGCCAGTAGCGAGTCACTTCGGCCACTGTGCCGAATACGAATAGCATCGGCTCGGTCTGCCCTCCGAGCAGGAAGTCCATAGCTGTTTCGTCCGACTGGATTTTTACCTGCTTCGGGTCGCTCGTCTCCCGCGCGATAAAGGGCCCAATTACCTCTCCGGCTCTCCCGCGCAACGCAATTTGATACTCGGCTGTCTCGGCGAAGTCCAGCGGCTCTGATACATACAAGTTATACCAGTTGTCTCCCATGTGAATAGCGTTGACTATGTAGCCAGCCTGCGCCCAGTTCGGCACGTCATGAGCGAAAGCAAACAAGTCTCCGTAAGAAAGAATATGGCCTTCCAATCCAGTCTCAAACGTAATATTGTCCCGAAGGTATTTGTCTACGGCCAGCAAGTAAAGCGCTTCGCGGTAAGCGCGAGTCCGGTCCTGGCACCCGATGAACCGGATATTTTGCGGCCGGTCTGTAGTGCCACCTGGTAGCGTGGCGTGAACTTGTTCCTGCTTGTAGCCAGTATCGGGGTCTGTATATTCCATCAGGATGGAATCAAACTCGCCCAAGTCCCAAAGCTTTATCGACCAATCAAAACTATCCTTGATGATATTGTCGGGAGTAAATAGCGTGACTGGAATCTCTGCAGCAGCGTCCCGCTTCATCGAGATAAGCGAACCGACGAGCATCGGCACAGCTCGGCCAACTCTAGCTACCGCCCGAGCTGCTTCCCATACTGTAATGGCGTCTCGAAAAGTGAAGTCAAAGTAGTCCCCACGGTCGCTATAAATAGCGTCCAGCGCTTCCAGCGCATCCCAGTCAAAGAACACGTCGTCGGTAATCCGAGCGCCGTAAGTACTCCAGAAGATATCAACGAAAGCCCACACAATGCTCCGCGTGGCTACCGGAAGGATAATCGTCATCCCGTCGGAATCCCTACTGATAAGGAGCTTGCGCGTGCAAAGGACGTTGAGTTGCTTTTGGCTTTGAGAATTAAGGTTGTTCGTTGCGCGAATGATTACTGCGAGCATCGTCACCGCTCCGAATACCGGGTCTTCGTTCAAGTAAGTCCGCATCCCCGCCCACTCGGCTTCGTGTCCAGAACGGTAAGAGTCATCGAACGTATCCGTCCGCCGCATCCGGACTTCGTAGCGGGCGGCAGTAACTGAAGTGCGATACGTCTTGCGCTGTGGCGTCGTAGTGGTCCCGGTAATCGTCAGCGCTGTAGTGGAAGTGGAAATCGTAGTAACAGTCTTGGTTACTCCTTCCCGGTCGGTCGGGTCGTTATCTCCAGCGTCGCTATAGACGGTAGTCACTGTCCCTTCTGGCGGGTCGCCACCAGCCCACGGAACGTAAGTAGTGGAAGTGTGAGCCCAAACCCAGGTAATCGACGGAGCCCCGCGCCAGATGAGCGAGCGGGAAGTAGCAGTATAAACTTCTACTTGCTTGCCGATAAAGATATCTGCCCAAGCTCCGACCGGGTCGCCGGCGTCGTCGATGGTCCGCGCTTGCACTTGAATGGTAATGGAACGCGGAGACAAGCTGCCGTCGTCGTTGGCGTGGTAGAGTCCTTTAGGGAATAGCAAGTCCACCTGCAGCTGCACGGCTTCTGTATTTGCGGGGTTAGCCACGAACGGACCAATCCAACCATCTGGCAGAGGGTAGTCCTCTTGAGTAGCCGCAAGAACTTTCTGGCCGCCGGCTTCTGCTGAAGTATAGACGTTGGTCGGGAAGATAGTCACCTGCCCCGCTGGAGGGATTACTTCATACTGCACTTCCTGAAAGTTGGAGAGTAGCGTATCTCCGATTTTTATTTCCTCTATTTCATACTCCCCTTGCCCCAGGCAGAACAAGCTGAATTGGTATTGGTCATTGTCGCGGTATTCATAGTAGGGCCGCGCCGCGTAGGAAGGGTAGACTCGATTTCTCCCATAGTTGCATTCAATCGGCTCGGCCAGCCGGATGGAATTCGCCTGCCCCTTGATGGTATAAACGGGGTCGCTAGCCGGAGCTTCTCCAGGAGTCGTCGGAGTCGGCGTCGACATCAGCAGCGTGACTCCGAGCATTACGATGGTAATGACGATGGAGATAATGGCTATCCAGGTGGCGGGGCATCCAGGCAACGTAAGGAAGTTAACCACGTCGTCTGGTTTGAGCAGGTAATCCCAGCCAGCTCGCAGCAACGGGTCTCCGTTGACGACACAAATAGTCGGGTGGTCAAAGTCCGGAGCTCTCAAGAAAGACTTCACCCACTCGCGGACAGATATCCCCGCTTCCACTATGTGCTTCTCGGACTTCGCTGGCTCAAAAGCGTTCGGCGTATAAATTACGTAGGCCATAATTTGTGACGGTAGAATTTGATGACAAAGAACCCCTTCGGCCAAAGCCAATTCAAAGAGACTGCTTCGACATTTTGCGGCTGCAAACAATGAACGACTTTGCCACCGTCAGCTGCTGCCCAAATACCGACGTGGTGCAGGATAGTATTCTTGCTCATCGCTACTCCGCACCCGTCAATCGGCTTGGCAATCTCGGTCCACGAGGCGCTTTCCTGCTCAACGATTTCCCGGAGCATCTTAGCAGCCGGCTTCGTATTCCATGGAAGCCCCGGAACTTCCGGCAGCTCGATACCAAACTCCTCTTTGTAGACGAGTCGCAAGAGTCCCCAGCAATCCACGCCTTGCTTGTCTCGACCGCCCGCTACCCAAGGAATCGACAAATACTTGTAAATCCAATGTAACTTGTTCTTTATCAATGTGTTGCTTTGACTCATACGCTAAAACGCAAGGAATTGAGATTTGCGCTCGCCCGGGAGCTTCGCTAGAGATTCTTCAACCGAACGCTTGAAAATCGCTCTTAGCGCAAAATCCGTTCGAAATTCGCTTAGATTCATACGCTTATCCCAAGCTCGGAAAGCGGTCCCGCGTATAGAGCTCTGAGGGGAACTTCTTGTTCACTACGTCCATGAACGTCGCTTTCCCCGTTACTTGCAATGTGCTAATTCGGATATCTTTCAGGTAGAGAATCAGTGGCGGTATCATTTGCGGTCGTGACAAGTCGTCGCTCAAGAAAGGACGATAGACAACTTCCACCGGGACTTGCTCCGACTTGGCAGTCTCTACGAAGTCTTTCACGCGCCGGCCTACATTGTCGATGGAAATATTGAGGCTCTGGAATCCTTGGTCGTCGGTCGGCGGCAAAGTAAATTGGAATCCGACGGGCTCAAACTCGCGCACGTTTCCGTCTTCGTCCGTTGCCGTGATAGCTTGGTGACTACGGACAATAAAAACAGAGTCCTGCACTCCAGGCTGGCGTATCTCCAACGTATCGTAAATCACCACGCTCGAAGGGCAGGAAGCGAAAGCTTCCTTGATGGCATCTTGTAGAGAAGTGTTAGGCATGTTATGGAAGAGCTGAGAGGCGGAAGAAAGCATCCAAGTCCCCGTCGGCCGAAGTAGGGTCTACGGCTGCGTCCATCGCTTCGTCTACTGCCGCGTTGACAGCATCCGCTGTAGCGCCGGGGCCGCTTGTGTCGGGAGCTTCAATAATTATCGTCTCTCCGCCATACGTTATTTCCACCGTTCCGTTCATCGGTGGAATATCCCGCAAGACTAAAGCAGAACTGAAAATTGTATAACAGTATATCGTCGCCACTGATTCATAAATCGTATAACCGCCTCCCCAATCATCATACGGAGTAGTTCCATGGTCGGGTTCGGGAACGCCGGGAGTAGTTACCGAGCTGCCCCGTTTGTAGCTGCTAAGCGGCACGCAATTCCCGGCGTCTTTAGCTGCCTGGGCTATAGCGAGGAGCGGGGCAATAGAACCTGGATAGCCTAAAGTTTGGCACGAGTCTCCAGCATACGTTGTGGTTTCAACTACATGATAGAAAAGCGGAGGAACACTATCGGCTACGGGGAAACGGTGGAAGTCCGGCCCGCGGCACCCGCCTACAGAAACAGCGGCAGTCCCGAATATCATTCCGCTTTCTATCAAGTCCCACGTCCGGTCCAGCGCGATAACGAGGGGCGGCGACATACAACCGGTTCCGGTATCAATCGCCGCCGCTTTGTAGACTCCCGAAAAGCTTTCCTCCGATGGGTCTTGCGGCGTGGTTGGGCTAGAAGCGGTAGGAGTAGAGTTGTCACTGGTGACTCTTAATTCCGTGCCGGGCGGAAGGTTAAAAGTTGGCGCCCCTACTCCTGACGCTTCGACGTTCATATCGTATCGCTCGCCAACCAACAAATAACTCCCTTCGGGAACAAGCAACGGAGCGTCAGTATGAGTCAACAAGCCCGGCGTCCCGCGCGTAGATACCGAAGCCCCGCTAAAAGAAGCAACGGTCGGAGCAGCGATATCCGGAGTGGCTACGGCAACCGCATCAGAATCTAGGCTAGTAAAGTCCCCGACTACCCGGTGAGCCCTTATGTTCCGCCCACCGTAATCGTTTTCCAAAGTAACCGAATCGACCACCGCCAAATCTTCCGGCTCCAGCAGGAGGAGCGTTTCATAGATGCCCGAGCCGGGCGCCGTCTCCACTTCTATTTCCAAAGAATCCCCGGGGCTCACATCTCCCCACGCCAGCGTAAGCGTCCGGTTGCACTCGCCCATCGTTAAGTCCAGCACCGGAATAAAAGGAATGTGGCCCGTCCCCTCCCAAGGCAAGTCGGGGTCTGCTCCCACCCAAGGAGCAAAGCTTCCCGCCCAGAAACCGGGGTTGAGAATCAGCCTGGTGGATATATCGCTCGCCAGTACAGTCGCCGTTACTTCAAACTCGTTGTCCCGTCGGCTAAATAAATACTGGCTATCGAGGAACGCATACTCGCGGATTACTTCTGTCAGCAAGCCGGGGTTGACGTTCGGTGTATACGTAGTGGCTTCAAAGGGTAGCGAGCCGTTTTCCAAATCCGTGTGGACATACTCTTCGAAGATTTCAAACTGGTCCAAGATAAACGTCCAAGTAACGTCAATCGTCTCCAGCGGGACCAGATACTTGCGACGGTTGCGGAGCCGGCCGGTCTCCATCTGCACAGCTTCAGAGCGCGGAGCAAACTTGGGCTGCCTGTTAATCCGGAAAACAGGCAGCGTCGAAGGCCAAACAGAAACGCTCATTCCACGAATCTAAATCATCTGATTAGCGATACAAGCAAGAAACTAGGCAGCCTTCTTTCTCTTGTCAGCCATCTGCGTGGCGTGCGCTGCCCACCATGCCGCCGCTACCAGCTTGCGAGCCGCGCGAGTGCGGATAAGGTAGTCAGTCCGATGCTGACGCTTTAGTTCGGGAGTAAGGCGATACCGGCCGACTCGTCGTTGAGCAAGACAAAGAGCGGAGCAAGTCGTTCGGCCTTTAGTGCACTGATTGCCGCATACGACGCACAAGCGCAGCTTTACAATACGCTTAGCTCGTGGAGTCTCTGTAATCCGTTCGGCCTTGAGCTTGGGCGCGACGGAAGGTAGCTTCGACGCTGGCTCTTCGTATTTGCGTTCCGGACGGAGATAGGACTTGGGCGTAAGCAAATGAGCTACTCGGTCGAAAGCCGCGTTGAGATTCTGCGCTTGTTCTATATTGCCGCCCTTGTCGGGGTGGTCGGTCTTTATCCGGCTCCACCAAACCGAACGGCAATCGCGCAGTACCCAACTTCTTTCTTCCGCGTCCAGGCGGGAAAGCTCCAAACGGTTTCGCTTTATACCGAATAGAGCGAGCAACGAAACCAACGTCATCCGGTCGATAGCAGACTTCGGCCGGATAGCTAAGCGCCGGGGAGCAGTAAGCGTCACAGCTTTTGCGTCTCTACAATCAGAGACTTGATAAAGCCTAACGTCTGCTTGGTTTGCGGGTCCGTTGTTGCGTTCTGAGCTGCGGTAATTTGAGCGCTGAGTACTTCCAGCGGAGTCTGCGTATTCGGCACAGGCGGAGGTGGAGGAGGCGGAGGCAGAGCAGCTGCAGTTCGTATCAAAACAAAGGCGCCGAATTCGGGGAACGTGCTAGGCACGGGCGTAGCCGCAGCACCGTAAGGAATCGAAGTCGAATGCCCAAACATATTGAGAGCTATCGTTCCGTCAGCCTGCACCGTAGCCGAGCTCACGTCTGAGTAATAGTTCTGGGCGTTACGGATATTCACAACGGTTCCGGGGAGCCAGCCGAGCGAAGCTACGTTGACAGCTAGCGCTGAAGCTTTGCTCCAGTTGTAAATACAAACATGGGCTCGATTAGCGTCATAAGCATTATTCTGCACGACGATTTTGGGGCTTGTTGGAGCAGCGCCCACCGTCGAATTCAAATCGTAGCCCGTCTTCGTGCGCCAAGCTGCCAGCGATACGGCGCCCGTTCCCATGTCGAACACGGGCGCAGTGGGCGAAGAGAAGACGTAATTATTCCGGTCAAAGCTCCAGGGGATTACTACGCCGTTATTGAGAACAAGCGATACGTTCCCGTAAGTAACGTCTGCTTCGTCAATCAGAGTGTTGCCGGTAAAAGTAAGAGTTTTCCAGCTGCCCAACCCTACTTTGCATTTCACCAAGTAGTTGTTCGTCACCACCAGGTCTCGATAGGCGTTGGCGTCGGGCTGATAAACGGTATTAAGGTCTGCTCCGTAAAAGCAGTTGTTGGTGATTTGGTTATCGACGACACGGTCAGCCACCCCGCCAGTACGAGTCCCAATAAGGACTTCTCCACGCTGGCCTTGCAGTCCAACGGCAAAGTTTTCATCGAAGCGGAAGTGCGAGCATTCGGCGATAGAGCTTCCATACATTTGAGCGTTCCGGTCGAAAGGGGAAACGAGCAAGTTGCGCTTGATTATTTTATAGCCAGACCACGTAGCTCCGTGCTGGAGATACAAATTGTGCCCGTGCTGGTGCGTGCTTCCCTGCCAGCCGTTATTGTAAATCAAACACCCGTAAATTTCAGCTTGCTTGCTCTGCGTCCAGGCGGAGATTCCCGTGCTCAAGTCATGCACGATACAGTTCAAGATTTTAACTCCGCTACCGTAGATGTTGATTCCGTCGCTACGGGTAAGGTCGAGTGGGAAACTCGTATCGTCGGTGGACTGCCGTTTCTCCAAAGAGCTGGAGAATACTTCCAAGTCTTGCAGCGTAACAAAGTTCCCCAGGCTGGCGTCGCTCGGGTCTCCGACTTTAATAGTCGGCCGCGCCATAGCGTGATAGCTAAGAGCCCCGCCGCCAAACGCTCCGCCGTCTATCCGAGCCTGTTCGCCCGGATAGCCGCGGAACGTGATGGGAGCGCCGGAAGAGCCGGACACACTGACGCGGAAAATATAACCCTCGTAATTCAAAGCGACGGCTTGCGGCGTATGAACGTAGACTCCGCCCCGCAACCAAACTAAATCTCCAGGCTGAACCAGCGGGCTATCGAAAGCCGTCTGCAAGTCCAGCGGGGAACTTATCAAGCCAGAGCCATTGGGAGAGCCATTCGGAGAAACGTAGAGGGTTTTCATTTAGAGGACTGGCCGGGAGTCTTTCAGTATCCCGGCCAGCATAACCTGCGGCGGAATTAGCATTTAATCTTTTTCATTTTGGTGCGCTACAGGGTGGAGGAGGGTTATGAAATAATACCACGCTGAGCGTCAGTCTTCGCGTATTCCTGTTCCCAAATACCTTTGACGCGATTGCGCTCAGCTTGAGCTTCTTCAGCTGTCATCTCGCCCTTTGCTTCTGCACTCTTGGTAATCGATATCCACAACTGAACCAAGTGAGTAATGGCAGAGATTATCCATTCATAGTTTTTCATATTATTTCTTTTCGTTGGTTTGATAACTCAGCGCAGACGCGATGGCGCTTTGCAGCACCGCGAGGATTTGCTGCAGGTTAGTTTTAGCTTCTGGAGCGCCCCGATTGCTTTGGTAAGCGACTTTCGCCTTGTCGAGGTCGTTAATCCAAGTCTCGCCGTGAGCGCGGACTTCTTCAGCGAGCTTGTGGATAGCTGGCGACTTGGCGGCGAGCGTGGCTTCATTGTTACGTTCAAACTCCATAAACGATTTGAACGTATCGGCAGCCACTTTCCCCGTTTTCTCGGCGGCCACGACAAGCTTGTCAGCTTGAGCGTCCTTATCGTAGACGCCAGTACTCGGGTTGTAAGTCCCCGTCTGCGTGCCAGCGCAGCCCGAGCAACCGACAAGGACCGCCGCCAAAGGCGGCATAAGAAGGAGGGAAGGAGTTGCGAGTGCGAGAGTCCCGGCCAGCATTAGTGAACTTAGAAGTTTCTTCATATTGACATAGTAAGTTCCTTATCGACTAGAGACAAGCTAATAAAAAACCCGCCCAGAAGGGCCACTTCCAGACGGGTTTGAACACCCAGACTTTCAGAGCTGTTTTTTTCTAGTGGCTGGCAGCTCTGTTTGACCAGTCACTAATTTTGAAGCTCTATCGATACGCGGCGGCGGAAGGCGGTCGAGTTTATCCAAAATCTTCCTTACGTCCCTAGCTAGCTGGTCGATTGCGTCCAGCATCCGTTGTTCTTCGTTAGAGGTCACGGTTCGAGGAGCCGGAGGAACAGCTGGTTAGAGTTTGTAGGGAAGCACTCAGCCCACTGATAATAAGTAGAGTTGTTAAGCACTTGCCCATCTACCCACGCCACTAAGTCAGTACTCCGTTGCACGCGCCACACGGCCAGCGGGTCGGCGTTAGTTACCATAACTGAAATGCAGCCGTTGGTCATCGGCTCCAGCACAAGCGCCGTCGGGTCGAAGCGGTGGGCAGTAACCGTAATCACCCCGCTCCCTCCGGTATAGGGGACGCTGATAGACGTAGGGGTGATAGTGAATACGCAGTTAGTCGGTAGAGCAGCTGAGCGGAAAGTACGCGTCGGAATCGCTGGAGCTTGAGCTACCTGAATGGGAATAGCGTAAAGCGGAGTATGCGTAGCCGCCAGCATCTCCCGCACCGGCCGAGCCGGAATCCGTAGCTGCGCGACGGCTTCAAGTATAAACGCAAAGCAGATTATTATTCCGGCCAGTCGAAGTAGGTTATTTTTCATTTTGTATTTGTATGCACCCAAAAATCAACGATGTGTTTGACGGACTTGCTAAACTGAGTAAAGTCAATGGACTTGATTACATAGGCATTAGTTCCGGCTCGATAGCAGTTTTCAATATCTAAGGGACTGCTGGACGAAGAAAATACCACTATCGGCAAGCTGTACGAGTTAGCGCGAAGAGCCTTGACCAGCTCCAGCCCGCTTAATTGCGGGAGGTGCAAATCGATAATCACAACCGAAGGCAAATTAGAGCACTCGCGCAAGTAACTCACTGCTTGGGGACCGTCGATAACAAATGTAATTCGCTCTTTGTGCTCCCACTGGGACAAGATAGATTGGATTAAAAGCCGGTCTCTCGTATTGTCTTCTACGAATAAAATCATGGAACAATACTTTGTTTTAATGCTCTCTCCCTAACTATTCTGACCCGCTCATCCGCCCGAGCTTGAGCTTCCATGTGGTCCAAGTAGTCTTTCTCCGCTGCTCGTGCGTTAGCTGCGTCTTCCGCAGTAGCCCCAGGACGTTGAAGAATAGCTAAAGCAAATTCCCAAGTCTTCTTCTTCTGAGCGCCCATCTTCGAATTCACATCCACGTGAATCTCTTCCATCTTAATCTGCTGAGCTACTGTTGCTTTGGTAAGCGAGTCTTTTACTTCTTTTGCAGCCCGAGCTGTCTCCAAGTTTTGTGCTTCCAGCTTGTCGCTCAATTCGCGGGCTCGCTTCTCTAATTGCTGCTCGACCTGCTTCGCCACTTCCAGTTGAGCGAGCCTCTGCTTCTCTAATTTCTCCGCCGTCTGCAAGCGAGCGAGCTCGGCGGCTTCAGCCACTCGTTTAGCTTTGTCCGCCTCCAGCTTTTGCATTACCAGAGAAATGATAAGAGCTATCGGCGTCGCTATAGCTCCAAGCTCTCTAGCGTTTTCCATAAAACCGCTAGCAGCAAACAAAATTAACTCATTCATTTTTCAAAACGGTGGCGAAGAATTCCGGCCGAGTTCCAACAGGAGCTCATGTTCAATCCGGAGCCGCGCCAGCTCGTATCTTAACTGGGCTACTTCGTTTGGGCAAGCCATAGGCCACCGCTCCTTCGGCAAGTCCAGCTTGTCGGTGGGCGCTGTCGTGCAGGCCGTGAGCAGCAAAAGCAAAAGGAAAAGTTTCATTAAGGCAGTCCCCACTTGGCTTTTAGATAGTTGTCGTAAAGGTTATCCACTTCTGCGTCGCTCCGGTGAGCTGTATAAGCAATAGCTTCGGCAATATCTCCTTTCATAATCGCACCGATATTGATTCCTTGACCCATGTGTGTAATGCCAAACACTCCGGGGTGTGTCGTTGTCCCGCGTGCTGTTTTATTCTCCCGATACCAAACCGTGACCCCATTACTTTTCAAGGTCATCATGTGAACGCTGCTGCTGACCGTAGCCAGAGTAGAAGAAGTGGCGTTCCCTCCTCCCATAGTTGACCCCATTTGCTCTACGCTTCCGGCCGTGAAAATCCTCGACATTTTATCATTACCAGCAGGGTTTCCCCAGATAGCAAATAAATCGCCTGCCACCATCGTAAATTTCCCAATAACAATCAGCGTAAATGAGCCGTTGAGTGAGATAGCTGAAGTCAGAAGAAGTTTGTCATTGTTGGGGCTGGCTACTCCGTCGAACCGGATGACGGACCGGCCGTTGATGATATTAGTTTTGAGCTGCGGCCGATTGGCTGCCGTCGCTTGAATAAGGTGGTTGGCGTTGCTGCTCCGGTCAGTGAACTTGGCGCTTGCGTTGTCAATCGCGGTGGCGTCCGCATAACCAAGATAGTCCGCGTCCCACCAGCCAGCAAGATTAGCGTAGTCTGTCGGGGCGGCGGCTGCGGCGGAAGGAGCCAGGAAAGGTAAAGTAGAAAAGTTCAAGGTTGTGCTTTGTAAGAGTAATAGACTAGCGCCTCTGTGCTCCCTTTACAGTGCAGCGCCAGCACTCCCACCTTGTTAGCAGCCAGGCTGGCGTCGATAGCTGCTCCAATCGGAATCCAGCTAGCGTTGACTGCCAGGTTCCGCAGCGTGCCATCGCTGACAATCCAAATCGTTTTCTTCTTCCCGTCGCCCCGGTTGCTCGTCGTCATGCTGGTAACGGCGGCAGTGAGAGACATGGTTTCTTCCTCCGCTGCGTCGAAGTCCCACACGGGCGTTGCGCTTGGGGTCTTGGTAGCAACGGAGGCGACGTAGTTCAATGCGCTCACTAAGTTCTTGCTGCCGTCAGTCCGGACGATTTGCGAGGCAGTAAGGCCGGCCATGTTTACGGTCCCGGTAAAGCTAGGGCTGGCCAGCGGTGCTTTGAGCGCAAGGTCTGTGTCTAGGTCGTAGCTGACCAGGTTCTTGCTGGCGTCCGTCTTCACCCAGCGCGACGCAGTTAAGTTAGGAATGTTAGCCACTCCCGCCGTCAAGCTCAGCGCCGTTGACCCGCTGTTCTGCAACAGGATTGTAGAGCCGCGAATCGTTATTGGAACCCACGCTGCCCCGCCCCGGTTGTAGCTGGTGATATAAGAAATTCCGCCATTGTATTCCAGTTCAAAGCCGCCCGTGCCGCCGGGGGAAACCATGCTGCCGAGCACCTGGAGCCCGCCGGCCATTGAGTTGTCAATCCCCGTGACGCCAATCTGCAAGCGGTCGCTGGCGTCCAAGCCGAGAATTGTTTTGACTACTCCGGCAAAAGTCAGCGCGTTCAAGCTCTGCGCGTTAGCCAGCAGCGCGTAGCTAGGGAGCCAGCGGTATCCGGCAGTGAAGTTATTTATCGCGCTGGAAACAATTCCAGCCACTAGCGCGTAGCCGGTCGCGTTCAAGTGGATAGCGTCGACGTTGTAGTAGGTCGTGTTCGAGTAGGAGCCATCCGTTCCCAAGTGGGTATTGCTAGCTAGGTCCGCCAGCCCATCGGCGAAGGTCGGCCAGTGCAACCGAATCAAAGCGTTGAAGGTATTTTTCAGCGAGTCCAGCGTCGCGGCCCCAATGCCCGTGCCTGTCCGGGAAATCATCGTGCAGACAATGACGCTCCAGCCCGCTTTGCGACGGTAGTTGCAATAAGCGAGCAGCCGGTTGAATACAGTTTCGACGCTCGCCAAGTCTACCGCGAAGTCATTTGTCCCGCCCCAAATCACCACGACGTTCCGCCGCCCGCAGCGCGTGAATAACGTATCGACTGTATGGAAGGACGCATCCTGCATCATCAGCAAAGTACGGCCACTCACTGCGGCTTGGGTTGCGGTAAACGTCTCCGTAGTGGAGAGCCCCGCTTGATACGTGGCGACAGATAGCGAGTCCCCGTCAGTAACTAGCGTACTCGTTACCACTGCTGTGCCGTTCTTAGCATCTTCCAAGCAGCGCCACTTCGTTGATGTATTGTCGTAGACTAAGAGCACTATTTGAGTAGGGATAACAATCAAGTCCTGCGTTAGGGAGAACTGGTTGCCGGCCGAACTGGAACTGGAAAGCTTTTTTAGCACCAGGTTGAAGCTGCCCACGTTGGCTAGCGCGATTACCCGGCCCGAAGCTCCACCAGTCAACCCCGTCAAGTTGCGAGAAGCGTCAGTGCTCACCCGAATAATACTGGCGGCTGACAATCCAGTAGGCGCCCAGTCGTCAGTATCAGCGCTAAGTTGAGTAGGAGTAATCACACCCGGCAGCGCGAAGCTTGTGCTCGCTTGCGTAACGACTGGCAAAGCAGCAGTGCCAGCTAAGTCTCCAGCCAGCTTGACCCGGCCCTTGAGTGCGGTCGTGGCGTCTTCTTCCGTATTGTCGATTTTATCCCATATCGTGCCGTTGAAAACAATCAAGTCCCCTACGTTCCATTCAGCAATACCATCAATCGACGTAGTGCCAGCGACGCTTACCTTGTAGTAGAAGCCTTTAGTCCCGACTCCATCGGCCAGAGCCGGGGAATTCGTGCTGGAATTCCAAGTCCCCTGGTAATTCAGTCCGCCGACAACTGCTACCGGAAGGTCAGCTAGAACCAGAGAGCGGTAAGTCGGCGCAGCGTCAGCTCCAGTAGTCGGTCCGGCTTTGATTTTGTTGGCAGCTTGAGCATTTTCTGTTACCGCAAAACCACCCGCTCCGGTTACTGGCGAGCCCGCAACGCCGAAGTCTGACGGCATAGATAGAGCTACGCTGGTAACTGTCCCCGCTCCCGGCGTCGGAATAATTACCCAGCCACGCTGCGTGCTTTCCGGGTCGCTATCTGGAATAATCAAGTCGGGAGAAGATTCCTGGTCGGTAGTCTCCTGGAGCTGATAGTGAGACAAGACGCCAGCAATGACTACTTTTACCGTAGGCCCCGTAACAATACCAGTCACGTCGACGCCATCTAGGTTCCCCGCGCCTCCGCCCGTTAGCCCGGTGATACTCCACAACGGGAACGCCCACCGCGCTTTGTTCACCGCGTCGTCTACGTTGACGCCGGGATGTTCCGAAAGATAAGGAGTTAGTGCCATAAGCTTATTCTATAACCCAAAATTCAAAGCCGTCCGAAGTAATAAAGAGCACGTGGTCTGGACCGCTCTCCACTTCAAATGGACCGTAGCCAACCAGCTCAGCTTCCGCGTCTATTTCCGACTTGTCAATCAAATCAATGCGAGCAGTTACCGACCATATTCCCTCCAGATACTCGCAAGCATAGCCGCCGATAAATCTTACCATCCAAACAGTCAGCTCTGTATTCTTCGGATAGCGAAGCTCAAGCGAGAAAGCAGCGGCTCCATTGCCGAGAGTATCAGCAAAGAAAGTTTGGAAAGCAGCATACTGGGTTTCGTTCAAGCGCCAGCTGACCGAAGCGGGGACATAGAACTTGTCGAACCGAGAGCGGCGCACAATCGGCCCGTCGTCAAACGAGCTGGAGATGGTAGCGTTGCGGTTCGCGCCCGCGTAGTCGATAAAGGGCAACGGGAGCTCAGTGGGCCAAACAATATCGATGGTAAGGACGCTCATTTGCCCCTCCGGCGCAAGTCGAAGGACTTCTCCATCGCAGTCGGCACCACGCCGGAACCGTTCCGGATATCTCCACTGATTTCATTCTTTACCCGGCGAATCATTACCTCGATGACCCGCTCTGAGTCGTCGTTCTTTTCAGTAACTCGCGGCTGGACGTCCGTATAGTTGTTCACAACGACGCGCACCGGCTGGCTTCCGCCGAGCTTGTGGTTCGGAATAATCGTCCCCGACTGCGAAGGGGCAAAGAGCTCTGGCCCCTTTTCTCCGACGAGGAACGTAGAGCCCGGCGATACAGAACCACCCATGGCTTTGCCGCCAGCGAAAGAGAGCTTTACCGCCATCATGCTGGAAAGAATACCGGCGGTCTGCGAAGCAATAATAGCGACGGCAGCCAGCTTCTCCCATATCGTAGTCCCCTGGGCAAACCCATCAGAGATGGCTTTTTGGATATTGAGCATAGCCGAAGCAATCGAGAAAGCTTTTTGCATCGCGAACATGGCTTGATAGGCAACAGACTGCTTCCCTGCAGACTGCTCGACTATGGAAGCCAGCGTGCCAAACGTCGACTCGCCAGCAGCCAGAGCTATCTGCTGCTGAGCTTGCGTCAGCTCTCTTACCTTGTTGTAATAATCAGTCAAGAGAGCCTTGCGCTTATCGTTGTGCTCTTTGTCGAGGCTCAACTCCAAATCGTGGAATGACTTCAGCTTTTCTATTTCTCCTTTGTAAAAAGCAATCTCAGAACCCGGTCTTCTCCCCGATAGGCCCATCTTATCGATAGCCGCTGAAGCTTCTTCCACGCGCTTCTGGTGCGCCAGCGAGGCCGCGTTAGAAACCGCTACCGTCTTCTTGACACTCTTTTCTATCTCTTCGTTGTAGCCCTTAACGTGCGCGGTCGCTCCAGTAACTATCTTGCTGTATTCAGCGAGCAGTTTGTCGGAGAACTTGCCCTCGGTAACAATCTTCCCCAGGTATACAGAAGCCGCTGCAGCGTCTTTAACGAGCTTGTCCGCCAGCTTGTCTGCGTCGGAAGCGTCGATATTCAGTTTGAACTTGAGCTCATCGATATGCTTGCCACTCTTAGAGCCCATCCAGTCCGGCAGCTTGTCCGTAATGGCGTTGATGGTCCGGATGGCCAAATTCGCTCCAGCGACAATTCCATTAATCGCGCCTTCTATTCCCCAAGTAATCCCCTTGACTACTGCTCCAACAACTTTCAGCAGCCCCGCCAGCGCCAGCTCAATAGCAATCTCCACGCCGAGAAACCCGACTTTGAAATACATCCAAGCGTCGCCGACTGCCCCGATAGCCGTAATAAACGTATCGCGGAAAAGCTCAGCAGCATGCTCCGCCGTCTCGGCAAAGTGAGTCGTGTCGTCCGTCGCTTTCAGCATCCACTTGGCGCCCATTTGCAAGATGGGCATAATCGCCAGCCCAATGCCGAGCAGGAAGTCTTTTACCCGATTCCAAATCGTCGTCATCTGCTTGCCGAAAGTCTCGTAGGAAAGCTCCGCCGACTTAGCCAGAGCTTCGTGATGCTCCCATTCATGAGCCGACATTCCCATCGCTTTGGCAAAGAGCGCGGTATTGCCGGCGGCTTTGAGCAGGACTACATCAATCTGCGCGCCGCTTAACCCCAAATTTTCCAAGATACCAAGAACGTCCCCGCCACGCTTCTGCACTTGGTTCAGCCCATCCATAAAAGAAAGGATGGCTCCGGCCGCGTCTTCTTTGAAAGCTTTGGTGAAAGCGTCGCCAGTCATCCCCGCCGTCGCGGCAAACCGCTGGAGATTCGCGTCCTGAGCCGCGACAGACTTCGTCATATCTCCGAGCATCTTGTTGAAAGCCATCCCTCCACGTCCGGCGTCGACTCCAGCCGAAGTCAGACCAGCCGACAAGCCCATAATCTGAGGCGCAGTCAGCCCCGCAGCTTTGCCCATAGCTCCGATTTTAGCGGTCATGTCCAGCACTTCTCCAGCCGAAGTAGAGAGACGAGCGCCAAGCTTGACTGCGCTGGAAGCAACTCGTTCCAGTTCATTCTGCGGAATTTCCAGTAGCTGCCCAAACCGGATAATCTGCTTGGAAGATTCCTCTACCGATTCGTGAGTTACCGTTCCGAAGTCTACCATCGTCTTGGTAAACTCGACTATATTCTCCTTAGAGACTCCGAGCCTCAGCGCTGCGCTGGCTACCTTGTTGATTTCATTTACGTTGACCGGAATTGCCCGGGAAAGCTCCCGAAATGCTTCCTCCAGCCGATGAGTATCGTAGTAGTTTCCTTGCATCCGTTTGGAGATAGCGAGGAAAGACTCTTCAAACTCGTCGGCCAGGTGGACTGCCGCCAGACCTACGGCAGTAAAAGCCGCCGCGGTAGTCGCCGCCAAGCCAGCAACTGCTTTAACCATCTTGTCGGAGCCCTTGCTGACCGCGACTACCGCGTGCTCCATCCCTTTGACGAGCTCAGTAGAGTCAGCAGTAAGTTTGAGGAGCAGAGTCCCCAAACTCCCCGCGCCGAGAGCTTCTAAGATATGAGCGGCTTCAGACATAATTTAGTTTTAGTTTTTCTTGCTAACGTCCAGCTGGAGGAACGCGGCCCAAGCCGCTTTAGATTTCTGCATCTTTTCTTTAGCTTCTTCGACTACTTCCGTTGTACCAAGCAAGAAGTCCATCAGCTTGACTTTGTTCGGGTCAGCGACGAAAGAGCGCCGGACTTCGGAAGCGATTTGCGCCAGATACCAATCCTGCTTGGTCGTGACCCGCTGCTCCTGCTTCAAGTATTCCAGCCACTCGAGGAATTCGCTGAACGGCATTCGCTCGCGGAGCTCGTTGACTGGAATTCCTAAGTGAGAAGCAACGTCGAACCAGCCATACCGCTCGCTTAATCTTTTTTTGTGCCGTCGGCCGCTTCCTCTTTAGTGCCAGAGAGCAGGTTGATACGCTGCGCTTCGTCGAACAAGCTCGATACAGTTCCCGAAGGCCAGCTTTGAATCTCTTCCTTCTTTACGAGTATGCCCTCAACAGTATAAAGGCAGGAAGCGAGTAGCGCTGTTTGGAGCCCGTCGAACTTCTTTACCCCAGCCACCTTCCCCTTCTCGTCGAGCTTCATTCGCTCCCCCAGCTGGTCCAGATACTTGTCGCGCTGGCTGGCCGACATCTCCCGCAGCTCGTAGTGGACTTCTTTGCCGTCTAGCCCGGTGAGTATTACCGGCTCGGTCCGGGCCAGCAGAGTAAAGTTCAAACTCATAAGACTCTTAAGATTCGCCTTCGGCCGCGTAAGCCGGAGCCACTTCCGCCCCTGACTCGTTAGTCAAACTCGGATGGAATACCAACGAAGCTGTAGGCTGGTCCCCTTCCTTGTGCTGGCTCGGAGTAAACGAATCAATCCAGCCCCAAAACTCGATAGTGGAATCGTCGGGGAAAGTAACAGTGATTGGTTGGTTGACTTGAACCTGAGCCACGATTTGTTCGAACGCTTCCGTAGCGTAAGCGCACGTGGCTGAGACTTGTCCGAACGTCTTCAGCTGCTTCGGAGCGGCTGTGCGCCAGCCTAAGCTCCGCATATTGGTAATATCAATCGGCCCGCCTCCAGAGACCGGAGGCGGAGTGACTTCCTTCTCGTAAAGCTTAACGGTCGGAATATTAGCGAGCGTGATGATGGTCCGGAAACCATCTTTGAGCATGATTGCATTGGATGACATAAGTTTTATTCTAAGGTAACTACTGCGTTGATTGTGAAGTGCTGGCGGCGACGTCCGCCCTCTTCCTCAATCCCTACCGGAATAATATCACCGGTCCGAGACACGTTGAGGAGAGAATATACTTCCGTACTTGAAATAGCAACGATAACTCTGCCTAGGGAATCCAGTTCGGTAGCGATAGCATTAGCCTTCTCCCAGACGTCTGGATACGAGAGGCCACGCACTCTGATTTGAATCCCCGGATGCGTTACTTGCAAGCCGGTCGCCATTACTCGTCCGTCCATCTTTCCTGCGGTATCATAGACGCAAATGGCATTGTCTGGCGACTCTGGAAGGAAAGAAACAAAAGCCGTCCAGCTCCCACTGGTTGCTGCCTGCCCCAGGTCGAGCAGGAGCTGGCGGATAATATCAGCAGGAGAGCTCATAGTTTAATGGGCAGAATGGCCACCAGAGTGGGAACCAGCCATTTCGTCGGCGACAATCTTCCTTATCTCTGGCTGAAGCCGGCGAGCTGGCTCTTCGAGGAACTTGGCTTGACCCTGGCCTTGAGGGTCCCAGTAGCTCCCGTGCGCGCCCTTACCCGTGCGCGGGAGTCCTTTTAGTTTCATCCCTACAGCTTCGTGTACGTAGAGAGCATACCCGGCGGTATAGCCGACTTCCACTACCGTCTTCATACCTTCTCCGCGATGCCTGGTAAAAGCCGAAGCTTTCAAGTTCCCCAAGTCGACCGGAACAAGCTTCTGAGACTCGCGCTGGAGCATAAGCCCCGCTTTCTTCAGCCCTCGCTCACAGCCCTTGCCAAGATTCTCCTGCTTCTCTTTGAATTTTTTCAGAACTTCGGCCAGACCCGATAGTTCGTTCATGTTTGCCATAATTAAAAGTCCACGCACTCTGTGGAAGGGAGTGCGTGGACGCACAGAGCCCTGTGTAATTACCTTCGTCGGGCGCCTTCTGCGGGCGGGTCTTCAGTTACGTCCGGAATCGTATCATCGAACGCCTGGAGCTCGGCTTTGAAGTCGGTGATGCTCGTCTCCACTGCTGCCGGGAGCTCGACATTTTCCAAACTGGCTTTGAGCTTGTCAAACTCGATAACCAAGTTGTCATACTTCTTTTGCTGCTCGCCCCAAATCTTTTTGACTTCGGCGCGGATGCCCGACACTTCGTTGCCTAGTTCGCTTAGTTTTATTGCCATACGTTCTATCCATTCATGTAGGTCTTGTTTCGTTGCGAGTGCGGAGTGCGACCTGTTACGCTCCCACTCTTGCTTGCTTGCTTCCGTGAAGTCCCTCACCGCGTCGGTGAGACACGAAATTGAATGAGCGATGCTGGAATGTTGTTCTCCCATACCTTGTTTCATTTTAGAGGTAAGCCGTATATAAATTCTCCGTATTCCGGAGATTAGGAAGGACGTCAAATCTTTCCACCAAGTAAGAGCCTGCATGGTTAATAGGGTCGTCCGGCGTATCGCTATCCATCGGGCCCTGGGCCAGCCGGTCTCCCATAGCCATCTTGCGGTCTACGTAGACGATGGCGCGAGAGAGCTGCTTCTCCCCTTGAGCGCTGAGATACTCCTGGCCGACTTCTTCCCAGCGGCAAGCTACTTCCACCGGAGCGTCGAAAGAGTCCGTTCCGTATTGGTCGGTCGCTCCTTTCTTCCACCAGATGGCCGTCTGCCGGCGCATGCTTTTAATCAAGCTCATACAGCCACCTCCGCCGGAGCTAAAATCACATCCAGTTGCTCGAACGTCATCGCCGGAAATACCATCAGCTTGGAACCGCCGTCGGTCACGTTGAGCACTTGCACGTCCGGGCGGAGCGAAGCGAGGCTGGCCGCCAGGCACTTGAACCCTTTTTGGAACCGGACGAAAGATACGTTATCCGTAGGCTTGCTCCGGTGCTTGTGCCAGTGACTCTTGCCGCCCGTGCAAGCCATATCAAACCCCAGCAGGAAGATGCGAGCAGCGCCGAGCCGGACAGCCAGATTAATCGCCGCCGCTCCAGTGGAATAGTTCCAAGCCAAAGACGTCCCCGATTCCTGGAGACCATCTCTGACTCGATTCATCCGGTAAAGCCACGGAGAACCTAAATTGATAAGCGAAGGAGCGCACGAGAGCACTCGCCCGCGAAACTTCTCCAGCTCCCACTTGGTCCGGTGGAACCAGCTGGCGTCCCCGAACAAGCAGACGCGGACTACTTCCGCGCCGAGCCGAAAAGCATCATTGCAACCGATAGTATTTCTTCCCTTGAGCTTGTCCCAAGCAAAGTTCTCCAACGAAGAGCCGCCGCCGATAATAAAAGCGTCCGACTCTTTCCATTCTTCAATTGGAGACCATAGTGGCATCATTCGTCAACCGTGCCGACCCAAGTAACCGACGCAACCCGGCTCCCGCCGCCAGCCAGTGACCGGTTGAGCGCCGTCAGCCCGCCTTGCGTATCAAGCACCATCGCCTGCTGGCCGTAGCGGGTAAGAGCAAGGTTTAAGTCCACCTTCGACTCGAAAGAAGCGCCGACGCTGCCAGCTTTCTCGTTCGTTGTGCGCGGGTCCCGTATCGCGTAAAAGTGGGCAGCCAGCCAGCGCTCGATTAGCTCCAGCCGCTCGATAGAATATCCGGCAATCGCGCAGACTTCAGTAACGAGCTCCGACGCGGTAAAAATAAAAGGGTCGAGGTCGATTGTAACATCAACCTCGATGATTCCGGCGACAAGCGCTGGAGTAGTGCGAACAGCCATAAGACTTTCTCTTTGCTAACACGTCCTAACCGTCAGGATTTGACTTATAGGACGTGTTTATTGCTTTTGAGTGTCTACGTAGCGGTAGCTAATGGCTTACTTGTCTCGCATCGTTTGACGCGCAGCCGTATGCTTGTGCGCTACAGCGGGCTTCTCTTCGTCTTCTTCCAGAAGCTGCGACCGGCGAGAGCCACCGACGCGAAGCTCTTCAGCCTTCTCTCCTTCGTCCCAATCGCCCGCGGTCGAAGCGCCGCTGACTCGCTCAAACTTTTGCGGGAAGAGCTTTATCAAATCGTGCGGAGAGTCGACGATTTGGCCCTTAGTATACCGCTTGTTTCCCTCTATGTGAATCCCGGTTACCACGCGGAACTTGTTTCCCTCGGTTTTCGTTTCTTCTTTAGCCATAATTTTTATTGGTGAACTTTGTTGGTTTTCGAGTTTACGGAGCCACGCTGTGGATGATACCCGAGTTGCCGTTGTAGTCAGAGCGCAGTTGCGGAACCATGATGCACATGACTTTGAAGTTGAGCCTCATCCCGCCGAGAGTCTCCCATTGCACCGTTGTGATATCCATGCCGATAACCAAACGGATAACGTCGCTGGTCATTTGCACGAGCACCGCCTGCGTTCCGGTAAGGTAATCCGCCGTACGGATATCTGTGATGCCGTTAATCTGCATGAGGCGTTGCCGCACGCTGTTGTCTCCCTTGAGCGGGCTATAATCGTTGTCGAGGAACAAGTCCCACGCGGGCGATACGTAGAGCACCCACGGACCGTGATGGAAGTTGTCCACCGAGTCCTGCCGGAGCGCCAGGATTTCTCCGAGCAATACTGCTGGAGTCCAGCCGCTTGCAGTCGGAGCTGTCAGCACTCGCGTTACCCGTCCGGGAAAGTTAGTCATCCCGTAAACTGTCCCGCCGCCGTAAGTAAACGTCGGCGCGATTCCGAGCACCAGCTTCTCGGCTTCCTCTGCCACCCGACGGGCAGCAAGCTGCGCCGTTGCAGTATCAATCGAAGAGCCGAGATTGCGCGACACAGCGATTTGACGAGCCGAGAAAAAGAAGTCCTTGTGAATTACCGGCAAGGGCAAGTTCACGAGGTCGAATTCCGGCCGGTCTGACTCGCTCTGGCGAATCGGGTCCATACTGATGGTTGCCGGCGTGATATCGCCCATCGTCTCGCTTTCCAGTACTGTCCGGCTCATACCGTTCGGGATATTGAGGACGAGCCCGGCGGAGCGCAAGTCGGCGACTACCCGAAGGCGCTCTTTCGCCGCCACAGAAATCGAGTCGTCAATCAGCTTCCACTCTTCCCGGCGGAGCGAAGCCGTGTTGTTGGTCGGAACCGCCACCATCTTGCCGTCGCCTTGATTGCGAGCGATGTAAGACCGCCCATCCTTACCTTGCCAGGGGCGCAAAGCAGCAACGTCAAACCCGCTATGCAGTAATTGGGTGGCTACGTTACCGTTCGCCTGCCCGTTTAGAATAAAGTCCATATTGATTTTTTCTGTCTTTTGTTTTTGTTGGTTTAGAGAATACGGACTTTGATACGTGAATCAGTGTCGTCCGAATTGCTTTGGTCCACTGCTTCTACGGCAACGCAAAGGCGTGACTGCCCCGCTTCGCTGCCTGCTTCCACTTGGAGCGTTCCGTCTCCGTTGGAGATTAGATAATCTCCGACGTTGGCTGCTTCTCCGCCCGACAACCACGCTTGCACTACGTCGCCCTTGTTGGCGATGACGTAGAATACCCGCTCGCCGACTGCATAAGCGTCGTCAATCGTCCGGCCCTGAAGGGCATCTTCGGTAGCAAAGGCGGCTTCACACGGACCACCGACTTCGTTGTGCTTGATAGCCCGGCGGTCGTAGCCGCTATCCGTCGGAGGGATAGTAATCCCCGCCGAAGTAATCTTGATTAAGTGTCCCGGCTTGATAATCCCCGCGGCGGTCGCTTCCTCATAGCGGCCATCGCCGATAAGGTGAATCTTTGAAGGTCTGCCAGCTGCATTCATATTTTTTAAGTATCGTTTTTGGTTTTAGTTTCGGTCTATGACCTAATCCCGTTTTAGTTACGCTGCCTTCGCCTTCTCAAAGTTCATCGTCGGGAGCGCCAGAACTTCTTCTGCTTCCACATTGCCAGTCGGAACTGGAGCCTGTCCGGCGTAGTTCGCCGGGCGTTGCGCCACTTCTGCACCACCAGCCAGCCGCGCCAGACTCTTCAGTTCGCCGAGCGGACGGTTGTTCAAGTCCTCCTTCGAGAAGGAATTATTCTTGTTGGCGGTAATGATATCCACGAGCCGCTGCTTCTCTTCGTTGTGGAGCGCCATGCTATTAGTCAGCACGTCGCGCAATGCCTTGGGAGCATTCTGAATATACTCTTCAGCCGTTATCGGAACGGGCGGCTCCTTAGGCGCCGTTGTGGGCTGAGATGTGTTGCCGACTGGAGCCGCCGCTGGAATCGCTGTCGTGCCCGTAGTCGTTGCCGCGGGCAGTGGGACAATGGTCTCCTTTGCCGGAAGCTTGATTTTCTCCAAAGACTTTAGGGGAAGCGCCTGGAGCGTGGCGCGGTCCTCTTCTACCCAACCCGCGTTGCCGATTAAGGCGTCGACGAGTGCTTTCTTTTGTTCTGCTTCAGTCATAACTGTTTTCGTTTCTTGTTTGTTTTGGTTCCCGACAAAGGCCCCTGCTACGCTGCGGTATTCAGTGACCCTTTTTACTTCTGTCGGCTCTCCTTTATCCAACGACACACCTCCATCGTCGTCGGTAGTATAGCCGAGTCTCCAAAGTTTCCCGTCTTTGGAGAAGATAAAAAAATTCGAATAGACGTCCTGCACCCAAGGCCCCGAGATTTCGCCGGACTTGGAAGCAGTAGAGAATCTGGCGCGCAGCAACTCGCCAAGCGTAGAAGAGATGTTGCCGAACGAAGACTCGTTGAGCGAGACGTCCTTGTGGACTTCGTTCCGGAGGAAGCCAGCGCCATCGGCAATAGAGCACGCGCCAACTTTGTCTGGCAGCAAAGCAAGGTGGTCCGGACGATAGTTGCGGGCAATCGCCACGTAGTCTTCTTTTTGCCACTTGCCGGGAGTCTTGTCTTCGTCGACAAAGACGCCGGTAGACAGCTCCATCATCTCGTTGGCTTTGACCGCCGCCATTATCCGCTCGTCGATTATATCGGCTCGGGACTTTTCAATCCACGCTTCCGACTTCAGCCGCCCCTTTTCATACTTAGTATTGAGCATAACGCCCACTTTGCGATTGTTGATAATCGTGGGGTCGCATGCAGAGATACCTTGCCCGTTGAGCTCGGGATGATAGACGACTACTGGCTTGTGATTCCAAGCTGCCGGCGTCTTGCTAAGCTCTTCCTTCGGATATAAAAGTGGCCCGTCGCTTCCGGCGTGCACTCCCTCGGTAAGTATCACCATGGGGACAACCAAGTGCTCCCGTCCTTCCAGCGTCTCGTAGCGGCACTGATTCGGCAGCAGGTTGCAAGTGAAACTTTGAAGGTGACCCGGAGTGTTCTCGTTTCGGACTAGCTTTGACTTTCTGGTTTTATTCAGCACATTGCGGAGACTATCCTCTCCCAATGCATAAGTCAACTATTCCATTTTCCTCATCTTTTTGATGGCACTACGCGGAATGGTGAGCTGGTCCATATAGCGCCGGCGCTGGCTAACGCTAGTGGAAATAGTTACCGAATGTTTGCCTTCGTAGACGAGCAATCCCACAGAGAGGATATAGTGACGGCCGTCTCGTTGCGGGCTATCCCAGCCAGGGCTGGTAAACGAGTCCTCCCACTTAATCTGAACTACTTTAAGCTTTTTCACGCTTCTGTATGTAGTCGAGCAATACTCGACGGTTCGCGTCCATGTGCGTGCGGTAAGCGTTAGCGACGGAACGAGCGTGCCAGCGGTGCAGCAAGCAGAGCCACCTGTTGCGCTGAAATAATTCCCAAGCTTTGACTCGGCTAATCTCGTCCCGGCAGCGCCACGTCACGTTCGTAATATCCAACCGGCCGGATAGCGGACAAGCTCCACGCTGATAGCGCTCCAGCATATAGATTTGCTGGTAGTCTTCCCAGCCGTAGCCGGCAAAGCGTTCATCACACCCGCCCAAGTCCAGATACTCCTGGCGCCGGCAGATAAAGTTAGTCCCGGCCGGGCGCAAGTAGGAGTTGGCCGAGTAAAAGCCGGGGTTCTCCATAATCTCCGTATAGTTGCGCTCGGTAAGGTCTTTTGTATCCAGCAGAGCAGAAGCTTTGCGGTTCAAGTAAAGCATTCCGCCATTGAACCACTCCCGCGGAGCCGCCCAAACGAGAATCGGCAAGAGCTCTTTGAAGTAACGGGGATTGGGAAGCGTGTCTATATCGAGCTTCATTATCCACTCCGACGTGGTCATCTTCGCTCCTTCGTTGTGGTAATAGCCGATGGAACGTCCCTCTTTGAAATGGATTCCGATAACGTCAACAGTCCACAAATCCGTAAAGTCTAGCTCTTTGCGCGGAGCTACTTCACCAATAAAGAAAATGAGGTGGTTTACTTCGGGGTGAGCGGCAGCCCGGATAGCTTTGAGCCATACTTTCAGCGCGTCCGGCCGGTTCCAGACGGGAGTAATAGTTGTGAGGGTCACGCCCGGTGGTGGTGCTTGGAATCGGGCCGTTTCATACGAGAAGGAGACTCCGCTACTTTTTGAATCTCTAGCTTGTGCTTAAGGCAATCGGGGCAATCTACTTCGTCCCAATACGCTGACCACAAGTGGCCAGACGGCCAGACTTTTGGAACGCCTTGGATTCCGCAAGGAGCTCGTCCGGCTCGCAAGTAATGAACGACAAGAACAGGGTTCCTAGCGTGCGCGGGTTGCGTTGCGTCTACTCTTGCCGCGTCCCACTCTGTTTCTTTTACTAAAGCACCAACGTCAGCCAGTGCTTTGTCAGCCCGCTCCGCTGCCTTCTTGTCGGAGTATTTCAAATCGTTGTAGCGTTTGGTGAGCTTGAGGATGTTAGCGTCCAGCGTCTCTTGCCGCGAGATATCCATCGCTTGCCGGAGCCCTTCCATATAGAATTCCAAATCGCCGAGCTCTTCGATAACGTTAGCGCGGTCGAGCGGCTTGCGGTAGATAACCGGGCGCTTAATCGCGTCGAACAGTTCTCCGGCTTCGCTGCAAATACAAGACGACATGTGCCAAACATTGCAGTCCCAAGCGGTCAGCTCGTTCAAGATATCTTCTCCAGGCTTGGTCAGCTTCGCTACTAATTCGGGGTGAGTAATCATTGCGAGTTGTGGTTTTTAGTTATCCGTTTAATTTCCCTGTCAATATAGTATCTGGCCTTCTGCAAGTCCTGCAGCGCGTCCCCTTTCTCTCCAGCCCTCCAGATATATTTCATCGCATTGCCTAAGCAAAAGTTCATATGCTCGACCACTTCAATGCATTCAATCCCCGAAGGAGAGACGTTATAGTGCTTGGCGCGATTGATTACGTCGAATCCGAGAGGAACTGGGTCCACAACTTTTAATTTGGTTTTCATAGTTCAGCTTCGCGCAGCGCCGCGAGCAGCGCGGTTGATTTTGCCGCTCCTTCTCCTTGCGGAAGAGACTTGACATAATCGAACCACCGGACTGACACCAGCCGCGGCCGGAACTGCAAAATAAATTCGTTCAATACGAAGCCGTCCTTCTCTGGGTCTATCCGGTGAGCCACTGGAATCTTAATCATCTGCCCCTCGGTCATACCCGCAAGTAAAAAGCATCGCCCCAGCCGCTGCCGGTCATCTTGATTTCCTTCCGACTAAAGCCCTTCTCCCAAAAGAATGCATCGATATCCTTTAGCAACGGACACCCTATGTAGAGCTCTTTCACATTTACTTCAATATAAGCCGAATCAAATTCCCAAAACAAGTCGCCCATTCCTTTTAGCGCCAGCAGCTCGGCTCCTTGCAAGTCGATGTTGAGCAACCATCCGGGCCCTACTTCCAGCTTGTTTTGCCGGAGCAAAGTATCAACCCGAATCGTCGCCATCCGAATCGTCTTTACGTAGCGAACCGTAGGGTGCGCTTGCGCGTGCGTCCCTAGCTCGAAGAACGAAGAGCTTTGCCCATCATTAGAAGCCACATGGAAGTCTACTTGTTGATTGTCTACGTCGCTTAGGCACGCTAATAGCGCAACGGAACCGCGTATAGGAGCGATTTTCTGCTTCAGGACGTCAAATACTTGCGGAAGAGCTTCCACCCAGATAACCCGCTCGATTCCTGCAGCTGCATAGGCTGGAGCTTCCTGTCCCTCATTTGCTCCTAAGTGGAGAACACCGGGCGGGCGGAGCGAATACTTTTTGCACAAATAGTCAAACGGTATCAGCATAAGAATGAGCGTAGAACCACGCGCCGGCGTCCTCCGGCTTGTCTTCCGGCAAAGTGTTTACCTCGAGAAATCTTTCCTTAGCAAAGTCCAGCACTGCTTGATGAACTCCGTAGCTCGGGTTCAAGTAGTCGTGGAAAGCCATTACTCCTTTCTCAACCAGCTTCGGATACCACGCTCGAATATCGTTCATCACGCCTTCGTAAGAATGGTCAGCGTCGATGTAAACGAGCCGCAGGCAGCGAGCTGGAATCCGCATCGCCACTTGCACTGAATCCCCTTTAAGAAAAGTGACCGCTGTCCGTACCGATTTCATTTTCTGCTTGGCTTGAGCGAAGTTGCTATCGTGCCAGGATTGCGGACAAGACGCATCTCCTTTCTGCGTCGGCACGCAAGCCCAACGGTCGACGCAGTAAAGCGTGGAGAAAATAATCGGCCAGTCGAGCATCTCCCGGCTAAAGTTTCCCTCTGCTACTCCAATCTCAGCGATACCGCCGGGGACGTTCTTGACTAGCTGCCACAAGTCACGTCGATATTGAATACTCATAAACCAGTCCGGTTGCCAAAAAGGTAATTCAAATAGTCATAGCCATCGCCACCTGAAGTATATTGACCTTCACGGATAATCTTCAACCCCTTTACTGGAAGCTCCAACTCGTAGAGGAGCAAAGAAAATTGAGTCTCCGGAGCGAAAACATAGTCATTCTTTTGGGCAGTATTGTAAGTATTGTGCTTCCGGTTCGTAATCAAGCCCATCCGATTAAGATTAGGGAACAAGCGCTCGGCTACTTCCCGCCCAGAGAACCAACAAAAGTCATCAGCCCATTCCATCTCGTCAAATGAGATATTGCCGCGCACGCTCCCGCAAACAAATAGGGCATTCAAGTCGTCTATGTAGCGCCGGATATCCCAAGACCAGTCTACCACGAAGTCCGGCCGCGCTCGCATAACGTAAGCATAACGAGCGCCCCGCTGGACTTCGTGCCGCTCCATGGCTTCGTAGCACGTCCGCACACGGTGATACTGGTCAACTACGTAGCCAATCCCGGCGTCTTCCGGCAGCACGTCGTTCCCACTACACGGCGGCGGCAGTCTTCGTAATCTATTCTCCGCCTGATAGAGCTTGATTGCTTCGGCCATCTTCCGCCGGTTAAGCGCTACAGTCAGTTGGTCAGACAAGCTCTGGTCTTCGACGAACAATATCTGCTTGAGCACTTCCGGCCCGAGCAACTCGGCAATCTCCATTACTTCCGAACTGGTAACCAGACGCTCCTCTCGCACGATAGTCCTGCCTTTCTCGTGCCAGGTTAAGCGGTTGGCTGAAGAGACAACCAGCGGAGTAGACGGAGCCTTGCGAAGCATATTTTTCCACGACGTCACAATAAAGACGTCCGCTTCACTCGGCCGGGCTAAGTTGTCGCGCAAAGAGGGGAGCGAATTACGCCAACTCCCCAGCCGGCCGGATAATAAGATAGCCGTCTGGTTCACGCTCCCCGCTCGGCCATCGCTTTGTCCAGCTGCGCCACTTTTTCTGGAGTCAGCATGGCAATTACTTTTCGCGCATGCTCCGGCAGTTCCCGAAGGTGTTTGTCGCCGGGCAGTTTTAATACCCGCGATACGTCGAGCGTCAGCATCGTCATCTCGTTGATTTGGTTTTGCAGCTCGGCTAACTGCCGGCCGGCGTCCGGTTTGAGACTAGGACTAGGGTTTGGACTAGGACTTGGATTCATAATTTTCCTTTGTTTTGGTTTGCTTCGTGCCATTCAAATTTCGTCGGGTCAAAGTCTTCCATACGTTGCGCGAACCAGTATGGGCCGAGCTTGCTGAAGCCAGAGAAGATAGTCATCCCCTTGCCGATATCCGACTTGTTGTCTCGTTGAATAACGCTGCCGGGGACGAAAGCGAAAGTTTGCAACCGCGGTTGGATTTGAATCATTGCCCAGTCAATTCCCATACTCAAGTCCAGCCACTCGTCCAGCAGGTGCAATACTCGCTCAATACTCCGGTCGCGCACGATGTAAGCGTAAGTGCAAAAAGCGCCGAACGTCCGCAAGATATGCGGGTCCTCGGTTGTCTCCGCGTCGCGCCCCAAGTCTTGCTTGTGCCAATACGGAGGGTTGACGTGGAACGTGGCGCCGAGCCACAGGATATCCCACCAATTGCACTTCGCTAAGTACTGCTCCATATAATGCAACCGCAAGTGGAAGTCTTTGCAGAATATCAAATCGTCTTCCATTACCCAAGCGTGCTTCTTTTGCTTGAGTGCTTCCTGCATGATTTTGACTTGAGAAAACCAGCACCCTATCGCTCCAGGAGTCCGGTTCTGCATAACTTCCACTCGCTTGGGGTTGCCCTTGTATTCGCTCGGGAGCATCCCGCGCACGCGAGTAGCGGGGATATGAGCTTCGTTGCAAGCTTTCGTCATCAAGTCCAGCCGGTCCCAACGGCTATCGAGGTTGACGAAGCGGATACAACTTTCTTCAATTAAGTTCATAAAGTAGGGAGGCGAGCGACGAGAATATCACCAATATATTCAGAAGAGTTGACGAAAGAGATTTCAAAGTCTGGATTGATTCTAGCCAGAGCCATCTTTACTTCGTCCAGCGCGGGGAGCTCTCCACCGAACAAGCGCACGTCATCAATCAGTATCGTATGGTCTTTGATTTCGTGTAGAGAGATAAGCAGCAGCTCTTCTATCAAGGGACAATCTTCCACATCTCCGCTACCAGAGCCGCAAGCGTGAGCGTCGAGCCAAAACGTGCAGCGGGTCGTTACTTGCGGCAGCAAGTCCCGGAGGAACTGGCGGGAATCTGTATTGTAAATATGGACCTTAGTCCCAAATTTCTCAAACCGGCAAGCGCACCAGCCATAGTCAAAGAGGTTGAGCTCTACCGAATAAATACATTTGAAGCCGGCGTCCAGCGCCGCTTGAATTCCATTGCCGCGATGGCTCCCCGTCTCGATAAAGACCTGGTTGCGGTAGTCGCTCAAGAAGTATTTGGGACGAGGGATTGGCATCAATCAAGTCTTTCCCACTCGGGCGGCACGATATCGCTCGTGTCTAAGTTCGCCCAGCCAGAAGTTATCCAGTGAGCCGGCATGATGACTTGCTTTTCTACGTTCTGGTTCAGCCACGCTCCCCACCAACTGAACGTGCTGGCAGAGCAAATATGGTGCTCGCAACCAGACATCTTTTCCAAGTCGCTTTCTTCGTCCAATCCCTCCGAGAACCGGCAATCCGAACGAGCGCCAAACGTAGTCTTGCACCACTCGATATCGTCAGAGAAGAAAAGAAACTCAGCGCCGGGAAACTGTTCCATTGCCCGCTCATACCACTCCTTCGTTACCGGAGGGTGCTTGAACATGGCTCCACGCTTGACAGTCAAGTAGTCTCCACGTCGCACGTGCACTGATACCGTTCCGAGCAACGGAATCCAGCTGAAACTAAAAGCGTTCAGAATCTGGCGCCGGTAGTCCTTGAAATACTTTTCGCTCTGCCAGTAGCCGTCGAGGATAATATTCTTGCTGCGCCAATACTCGTCGAAAGCAATCGGCGAGTAGTTGTGCCCCTTTTCTTTCAGCTTCACCCAAGCATTCTTCGAGTCCCACTTGGGGTTGACCAGGTGCTGGAGATAAATCGGATGGTCAGTAGCGTCCCGAGTCGTGCTCGGCACGGTAAAATCTAGCGCGTGCTTCCAAGCGTAAGCCATCGCAGTGGCAGCTTGAAAAAGAAAGTTGCCCATGCGCCCGACGTTGTGAAACGTAACCATTATCGATTCTCTGTCCAGATTAAGAAGCCAACAGTGGCTAAGAACACGACCGCAACTATTGCATCGGCCCAATTCATTTCATTTCCCTTAGTTTCCGTTCGATTTGTTTTGCCAGATTGCCGGTCTTATGGCACTCAGTTTTATAGTGGCTGCCGGCGTGAACTCGATGTTTGTATTGCAAACCAGGGACAAAGTAAAGTCGATTGCCATCCTTAAGCCAGTTGTAATTCTGAAACAGGCTATCTGCCGTATGCGGGTCTACTCGACTATCCCATACGCGAGAGTATTCGTCCCGGTTAAAGAAATAGTTAGCCGTATTGAGCGCAGTAAGGAAAGAAGGGCGGTCTACATAGCTCGCCACGTTGTGCCGGTCAATCGTCTTGCCGGCAAAGTGGCGGTAGTCAAACGAAGGCGCAGCGTAAGTTGGCAAGTAAGCCGTCTGCGAGTCCCAAGGCATTTCGTGGAAGATTGCATCCAAGTAATCTGGCCCCATTATATTATCAGAGTCAAACAAAATTACCCAGTCGCTCGGAGCTCGCTCGACAGCTTCTTTCTTGTTCCGGTAGCAGTCGAGGTTCTGCGCGTTGCGCGACAAGAGCACATTCGGATTGCCAGCGAAGTAAGCGAGCAGCTTTTCCCAGCTGCCATCGGTGCTGGCGTCGTCAGAGATAACAATCTCTCGAATCCGCGGGTCGTCTTTGACTTGAGCGATGGCTTCGAGGAGAAAGTCGAAGCGATTGAAAGTGGTTAAAGCTAAAGTAACCTGCCTCATTTGCCCATATAAAGTCTTTCAGCTTCTTCTCTCGATACGCCCCGCGCTATCGCTTGCTTTACCGCCAGCTCGTCTGCAGCCCGCTCAGCGCGAGGATTGTCCAAGATTTCCTCATGGATTTCTTTGTCTTGCTTGACTCCGCCTTCTATATAAAACATTTCATCGCCCATAGTCTTATTATCTCTTCTGCGCGATATACTCCCTAAAAACTTTGTAGTCATCGGCATTAGTTAAGTTCAAAGCGCCATTCCAATTACTATTCAACAAAGCGGCTTTACCAACAGGTATCGGCTCTCCCTTTACAAATACTTTCCCGAATCCGAATCCCTTAATCGGGATAACTTCTTCCTTCAACGCGGCCAGCTCACGAATTGATTTGGGGTCTTTTGACGCGAAGATTCTTTCCAAAGCTGCCGCTGTCTCATCTGATACTGACATCTTGTTCGGTAAATAATTTGCGTCTCCTCTAATGCTCCTTTCCGCCGCTAACTCACTTTGTGAAATAAACCGAGCTCCAGTATATTTTTTCAATTCCTTCCACTCTGTAGCATTCGGGGTAAACCCGTATCGCGCCCACGCGTAGCCGCCCACGTCAATGTTTGCATTAAGCTCAATTCTTTCCACACCGAGATGGTCCCATATTTTGATTTGATTGCTGGCAAGAGTTTTAGAGATAGACCCTCCCTGAAGCCCGTCTCCTAGCTTTAGATAAGAATTTTCAACCGTCTTTGTGACGGGGTGGTAATACCGATTGAAGCTTATGCTTATCTTGCCGATTTCTTCTTCTGTAGCGCTCGCCGGAAACATACTTAGCGGCTGGTATCCAGCAAATGACCAACGCTCGCCAGACCGACTTATTTGCAATTCAATCCCATGCTTCTCTACTCCGGCCAGCATAACTTTTTTGAACTTCTCCGGACTCATACTAAAGTCTTTTTGAAACTTCGCTATGTCCTCCGGCGTGCCGAACTGTATTCCTTTAGCTCCCAAATCTCTTCGTATTATTCCCAACTGGTAATCTGTCTTCCCCTCCGTCACAATCAACTTGTCAGCAGCTTCTGTAAGGTGTCCTACTCCGTAGCGTTCGAAAGTAGCCGGCGCAGCTTCTTTGACTGCTTCTTTCGCCGCAGCTTGCTCGGCGAATATACGAATATTGACATTCTCGGCTTGAGCTTCTAACTCCGGCCAGTAGACTCTTGCTTTGATAGTATCGCGCCCCGCTACCGCAGCCGCTGCAGCTGTATGGTGTCCGTCGTTTATTACATACCGGTCTCCGACTTTTACTACGTCCACTTGTGCTCTAGCCACGTTGAAATCTTCAGCGATGCCAGCAACTTTATCAGCTCCAATCCAGTCTTGCGTGACAATCAAATCCTTTATAGCTACCTCTTGACTCTTAATAAATTCACCCTTTTCTATAAATTCTGCTTGTCCAGCAAAGATTTTCGGAGCGTCTACCCATACTCCGGTAGTATCTCGCCAATCGATAGCTACTGGAGCTTGCTCGGCAACTTTCTCAGCTGTTGCTGGTATCCACGCGCAGCGGCAATTCGGGTGGAGCGGAATTAGCCCATGAGCGTCTTCCGCATCGAATACTTTCCCCTCCATCGCTGCGCACTCTTCGCATACGCGGTCGTCTCCGGCGGTAGACCACTCTGCTTTGACTCCGAGCTCAGTTACCCCTAGACGCTCGAAAGCATCGAGCTGCCCCTCAGCGTGAGCGAAGATTGTCTCGGTCCGGGCAATCAATAGCGCCCGGGTATTCGTCAAGTTGTCGATATTGTCCGCCATCTCTTTGGCAATCTCCGTGGGACCGCTCCCGTCAATCATCCCTTGCGACAGGATGCGGTTCATATTGCTCCCCATCTGCGCTGTCACGCCTTTCAAGTCCTCGAAAGAGCGAGTCGCCAGCAGTTCAATCTTCGACCGCGTTTCGGGCTGGTTGAAAGACTGGCGAAGAAACTCAGCTTGGCTTTGGTCGATATGCTTGGGGTCGGTCGAGTCGAGCGCACTACGGCTGGCGAGATAAGCGTTGAGCTGCCCTTGCTTGTAGGCGCTCGTAACGTAGGGAGTCATCCACGGCTTGTCGGCTGGCGTGCCTGGAGTCGGGGAAAAGATATCCGCCTTGACTTGTTGCGCGAACCATTCCTGGAATGCGCTTATCTTGCCGGCGTCAGTGCGGAATTGAAACTCCCTGGGGCTGGCGTGAGTAACAAAGGGGTTTGTCTTTTCTCCGAGCCCTAGCGCGTCCTGCTCCGCGATAAACTCCTTGACGTGCGCTTTGAGCTTGCGAAAGCGCCGAGCCATCTCAGCTACGAAGCGCTTCCGGACCATCGTAGTCCGCGTCGGGTCTTTCTTGAGCGGATTGGCTCGATTACGGACGAAGCGAGTCCGCAAGTCCAGTTTCGGCGGCTTAGCAAGAGTTAAAAGCACGTAATTTAGCGCAAGGACACGCTTAGGAGCGATGTTTAAGCGTCGTTACGAGTAAACGGGGCCGGCTTGGCTGGCGCTCCGTTAGGCCGGCTTCCTGGCGGCTTCGCTCCAGGCGCCACGATAACTGGAACGGGGTCCGGCTTGCCGGCTTGCTTGAGCGTTCCGTCTTCGTCCAACGTCTGCTCTTCCGAAGCGTCGACGACAGCTTGGGCTTCTTCGTCGCTCATGCCCAGTATCAACGTAAGGTAAAGGAACGGCGGCATCAAAGCGTCGACTCCGCCCTGCACGTATTTCGCCAGCGCGTTGGTTTGCTTCTCGGTCACGTCGGCTTTCTCAGTATCGCTCGGGCTGTTCAAGTCTTTCCAGTCCACGCAAAGGTCGTTTTCTTCCTTGAGCTCCGGCAGGATTCCGATATTGACCAGTCTCTGAATAAACGGGCGCACGATAAACGGGTTCACGTAGTCTTGCCGCCGGCGGTTCAAGCGTCGATTCCAAGTCCGCGTATCCTGCCCGCTAGCCAACTGAGCTTGCTCGCTTCCAATCAGCACGCGCCACGGGACTCCGAGCGTAGCCGAGATAAGCTTGAGGTGGACTTCCACGTGCGGACTGGGGTCAGCGATATTGACCGCGAGCGACTTTACTTGCAGCCCCACGGTAGCGATGTAGCGCTGGAGCCCGTTCATATAGTCTTCCATCTGCTTCTTCGTCGCGGGAATATCGAGCTCAATCTCTTCTCCGTCCTTGCCGGCGTTGGTTTCCAGGCTATAGCCAGGGAAGCCACCTTTCCAAAACATCTCGCCGGAACCGCCGGCTACTTTCCGCAAGTCGAGCAGACGGTTGAAGACTTTCTCCATGCGAGGCGTGCCATAAATCTCCGAGTTGGTCCGGTTGTCCGCGATATGAATAATCCGGCTCCAGTGGACGTCCACCAGCTGCGTCGAAGAAGTCTCGTTAGTAGCCGCTGTATCAGCAAACTGAATTTGATAAGACGTCGGCAAGCCGTAGCGCGGGTTCGTCGCATCTCCTTGCAACGCTCCGATAGTCACCAGAGACTCGTCGAGCGGGCGCACGTAAAGCAACTCCCGCTCCTGATTACTTACTTTGTCTCCAGCTTCGTCTATTCCATCGACCGGTTGATTCAGCGAAAGCCCATCATCTATCCCCAGCAAAATCACTCCGAACCGGCCGATGCCACTTAAGACGTCGGCCCGTTGGAGATAAGACAGGAGTGACATCCGGCCATTCAACTCTTTCCAAGCTGTCTCAAATTCTGTTTCTTCGGGGTCTTCAGTCTCGTAAATCTCGGGGTCGTCGCTCCAAGTCTCTTCCGGAATCACGCTGACGACTCGCGCTGCCAAGTCGCCACGCTTCCAGAATTGCATATAGTCAGAAGTAGTCAGAGAAGCGGGGTAGCCACATTCCTTGTCAAGGTCTTTGCGCGGGTCGAGCAGCTTGGCAAGCCACGCTTGGCGGGAAGTAAAAGTATTGCGAAGTAGTTGGGCGATATTGAACGTCGGTTTCTTAGCCATGGCTGAGAACCCTACTACGTCAATTTGAAGTTACAAGCTTTTTAAGAACTTCCACCTCTTCGGGGTGCTCGTCCCGCCATTGCTGCCAGCTCTCGTCCGTCAGCTTGAACTTTATCCAGCTGGGGTGGTCCGGCTTCGGAGTAAATGGCGGCTGCGAAGTATCGCAACGCTTGCAGAATTGCTGGCCAGATTCAGCAATATACAGATGGTAGAAACAAAAGTAAAGGCCACAACCAAACTCTCCGCCGTAAGGTTCACCGCCGCAGACGTGCGCCAGCCCGCGGTCTATCTCGACGTTGCAACCGGGGTAGTCGCAGTAGGCCGGAACGCCGTAGCCGATATCCCGCTTCCACTTGCTATCGTATCCGATTGACCAGCCCATTTCGTATTCTCTTTTTATACGCCGCCTGCTTGCGCAGATGGTCGAGACACATATCGCTTATCGCAAAGCTTTTATTAGTGCAGAAGATGCACAGCCCCTTCTCCCGTTGCTTCGCTTGCCAGCGCAGCGTATTGGCGAGCCCTTGTCTCACGGCCGCCAGATTTCAGAGTCGTAGTCTCTATACTCTCCATCCGGTGGCTGGTCTCCTTCTTCCTGAGCCAGCCATCGCCCAAGCATCCATCCAGCAATACAAGTTACGAGCGCTCCAAGAATTGCTCCGACGATAAAGCCGGTCATAAAGTTCATAACCGGTCTATTGCTTTTGCCTTTTGCTCTTCTACTTCATCCAGTCTCCGGCGAAGCAGCAGCTCTATCTCTTCCAGCTCTGCAATCCGTTCCCGGAGCTTCGCATTGCCGGCGGCGTCCAGTAGACAAGCGGGGCAATACTCCGGCAGCGTAGCTCCGCAACGTTGGCACTCACGTTTCATTATTCCCTTCTATATTTCTCGGGTCGTGCTTCATCCAGTTGCTCTTCGTCTTCTCTTGATACGTTATCCATTCTTTGAGCGCGGCAATAGCGCTTTCTCGCGTAGAGTTTGAAGCATAATACATCCGGTCGCTTTCTCCAGTAGGGAACGCGAACACGACAAAAGTATAGTTCTCCGGCAGCTTGTTTTGCACCAGCTCGCACATCTCCTGAATCCATTGCTGGTCTTTCGGACGAAACTTGTCTTTGCTCATTCTGGTCTTACCAAGTGCCAAGCTTCCATCAGCGCGTTAGACAAGTCCGTCGCTCCTAACGTGGTGGAGCTCTTTGTTTTTATCCGGACGACAGAAAACGAACTTCCGTGGTCCACCAGCTCATAGCCCCACTTCTTCAAGTGGACTTCGTAGCCTTCGTCAGTGGAAGGCTCCACCAGCTTCCGCACCTTAGTTTTCTTTTTCATTTTTCCACCCTTCTATTATCTTCGGGTCCGGCTTAAGAAACAAAGACTGGAACGCTCGGCCGCTCAGCTTCCACCCCTCGGCAATCGGCTCGTAGACTTCTACAGTCTCTGGAGGAGGGTGCAAATCAGCCCTAACGAAAATCAAATTGCACGGCGTGCGGTAAAGTAGCCCGTATCCCTTGTGCGTTCCCAAGCCGACCAGAGCGCCGAACGAAGCGCCGAAGTAGTCGTCTCCAGCCCAGCGGTGATAAGGGTCATAGAAAATCGTCTTGTTCCCGCCAAGCGTAGGGTTGAATTCAATTACTACGATACACGGAGCCCAAAGCAACGCTCGCCAGAGCCAGTAATCATTCCCATCCACGTCGATAGACAATACTCCACACGCCATCGGCACAACTTGATTGACATTGTCTACAGTAATATTCCGAAGCACTACTGCTAATCCTTTAGGCTCCCAGTCATACTGGAAGCCGGTCCAGCCGGCTTCCATAAGTCCCCGAATATTGGACAAGTGGTAGCCGTCGCCAGCGCCAAACTCGACCGCTACGCGCGGAACCACAAAGTCGCTTCGCTCGAGGAGTTTAACAATTTCGGCAATCAGCTTCGTCTCTCCGTATTGCGAATAGTCTTTCATTTTTTTGGGCGAGTTTACCCGAAAGGGGTAGGCTTTCTTCCATTTGTCGATACTCGCTGAGATTTACTCGCTACCTCTCAGTTCATCCGGGAGCTACCCGGCACGCTCTATTATCTACACTCCACCTACTCTAACTTTCTTGCGAGCGAGGCGATTGAACGCCCCGCCACTCGCGTCGACCTGGTCAGTATAGCGAGAGTGCGGAAAGAAACGCAACTCATCCAGATACTCTTTCGTCCACTCCCTATTCAAGCACTTTACGTTGCCGCCGCCGACTTGCGAAGCGAAGGGATACGCGCGGCTGATTTTGTCTCCAGTAGGATGGTAAGCAAATACGATAAAGCCAGCGAGCATCCGGACGGTATTCTCTCCTGACTCTTTGCCGCCAGAGCCTCCCTCCACTTCCAGCGCGATACGCACGTCCTTCCCATCCGTCTGCGCAGTTTGCAGTATCATCGCTTCCCGTTGCGTAGCTCCCCACTGCCCGCGCACTACGTCGAGCACCCAGTAAATACTATGCAGTTCGTCCACCATCATCTTGACTCCGACGCTCCAGTTGCCACCCTCCTGCGTCCCCGCTTTGTCCCAGCTTCTAATTATCCGCCCGCGCTTGTTCGGCAGCGCGTCCACCAGTTCAATCTTCGATACTTGAAACATACCGCCGCCCAATGGCACGGGGTCCTGGAGGATTTGAGCTGCGTAGCCATAAGCGCCCAACTCTTGCTTGAGCTTGTCCAGCACGCCTTGCGGAAGGCGCACCGGGTCCAGCATCCCATCGATATACCTTTCCCCAAGCTCCAACGGCGATACGTTATCAGTCAACTCTCCCGGCAGGCAGATATGTTTTACCTTGCCAAGCTTTTGCGAAAGCATTTCCCCGCTGGGGTCTGCTTGATGGAGACGTTGCTGGATGAGGATAGTCGGAGTCACGCGCTTGTCGACTTTGCGCGAGGGGAGCGTATTGGTCATCCAGCGGTTGACGGACTTCAATTCCGCTTCGCTGAAAGACTCTTCGGGGTTGATAGGGTCGTCGACAATCAGAAAGTGGCCATGGTATCCAGTTACCAGCCCGCCGACGCCGACGGACAAGCGAAACCCCATCTGCGTATTGGTAAACAGCCCCTTGGTATTCTCGTCCTCGCGCAGCTGGATATTGGGGAAGCAACGCTGGTATCGCTCCGACTGGACAATATCCCGAGTCTTGAGCGAGTCTTTCAGCGCGACCTGGTGCGCGTAGGAGCCACAAATAAACTTAGTGCTCGGCATACGCGCCCAGCACCAGGCGGGGAACGCTTGCGAGCAGATGGTTGACTTGGACGAGCCGGGAGGGACGTTGATTACCACGTCATATTCTTTCGGCCATCCAGCGAATACCAGCTCGGCTACTTCTTGCAATTCATCGCAGAGATACTTGATATGCCAATTAGCGACGAGTGGCTCAGCTACGATTAAGTCCCAAAACTCCAGGAGAAACCGATAGAAGCTGCGCTTGCAGAGGGTAGCAAGGACTTTCTCTTCACTTACCTGTAACGGTCTCTCTTCACTTACTCGGGGCAGTCCCATTCTTCTTCCTTATCGCTTCCAGGAGCTTTTCCAAAGTCGGGGTATCCAAGTCCAGCGTCTCGATATCGACTCCGGTGGTAGATATCTTCCCCGAGTGTTCCACCTGGAGAATTTCCAGGCCGAGGATACGGTCCATTTGCCGGCGGGCATTTTGCTTGATTATGTATGGAGTTTTCTTGTCGAGGATGTTTCCTTCCCACCAGGCGACAGAGTCTGCCCGAAGCTCTTCCTTCGCCCTTTGAATATGGATAAGGAGCCTCTCTCGCGCGCGACTAAGGTAGGTTTCCGCTGTTGCGTGATTGACGTTGAACTTTTTCTTGACTAATGCCATTATGGTATGCTTCAAGACATGTCCCTGGCGCAAGAGCAGTTCGGTATATTGTATGCGCTCCTCCATTTGCGCTTCTGTTGGCTTCTGAGGTTTGGGGTAATATTTCCCTTTTGGTCCGACTGGCATAAATTTATTTCTAGCAAGCTAAACGACGGCACTAGTCTAGTAAAGCTTTATCCTTTGACGGCTCTTTCTTTTTCACCGGGCGGAATACTTTAATATTCACTCTTTCCCTCTTTTTTATCAGACGCATCTCCGGATTGAATTGTGTCCGTTGCAGAGCAGTATCCGGCTTCAGTATTAGTTTGTGTTTGAAAGCGTGGTAATTGACAAGGTGCTGCCAGCGTCCGAAGCGCTGGATAATCTCCACGTGTTTCGGATGGCGTTTCTGGAGAGCTTTAGCCATCCGCAGTCTACCCTCGCCTTGATATAGCTCGTCAGTATTCCCTCCCTTCATGGTCATCGTCTGTTGCTTCCCCGCGAGGAAAGCATTGAACTGGACCGTGCAGAGGCCATCTTCAAGAACTCTTAGAGAGAGGTCTGTGTCTTCGTTGTAACGTCCGCGCCAGCGATAGGGAAGGTCGTTTCTGATAAGAATACAAGAGTAGACGCGTGTATTGAGCACGTAGGGTGGGATGACTTGCTTGTTCTTGGCAAAAAAGTGGTAGTTCATCCCGGCCAGACCGACGTTAGTATATCGGTCGGCAAAATTTTCAACGATTCTAAAGATTGCGCCATCGGCTACTTTTACTTTGGCATTATCGTTGCGGCGGAAAAAGTGGCGGATATTGTCGTCGAGAATCCAATGGCGCTCAACTCCAGATTTGATGGCGTGTTCCCAAATCCAGTTCCGCGCGGGGATTGACCCCTTGCCGAGATTTGAGAAGGGCAACTTGAGTATCTTTTCCCGGTCGATTACTTTTGCATACGCTTTGAATTCTTGTGGCTCAACCACGATGTAGTAAGGGACGTTGATATCTTCCAGAGTCCGGCTAGTTAGTCGAGACTTCCATCTCCCTTTCGATACGATATACACGGGGTATCGCGGGACGGTTCGAGAACAGCTGGCGTAGCGCACATCCTCTACAATATTCCGGCCCCGTTTCGGATGCCAAACGTATGGAGTCCGCGGAGTCAGCCGTTGTCCAATCAACTTGGCAAAACTCTGCCGGTCTTGCTCGCAAGTAAAGTGGACTTTGAGCGTCTGCCAAGGCATCAAGTTCTCTTGCGCGTAGGTCGGCATCCCTTCCCACTCCCGCTCCCAGTCCAGGGGTATATCGAGCAGCTTAGGCATTTGACTTTCGATTCATTAAAAAATCCAATTCCATTCCATAATTATCTCTTTCGCTGGAGATGGAAACACCTTCTTTGAGCTTGAGCCGATTCTTGGCAAACGGCCGATAATTGATGGAGTGTTGCCAGCGTCCCCATTTCTTTTTTATTTCTACGAGATTGCCGTGCTGCTTCTGGAGCGACTTGGCCATCCGCAGTCTTCCATCGCCCTGGTAAAGCTCGTCCGTATTGCCGCCGGCCATGGTCATCGTCTGCACCTTGTCTATCAGGAACGTATTGAACAAGACCGTGCAGAGCCCCGCTTTCAATACGCGCAGAGAGAGGTCTGTGTCTTCGTTGTAGCGTCCCCTCCAGCGATAGGGCAAATCGTTCCGGATAAGGATACAGGAATAGATGCGCGTGTTCAAAGTAAACGGATTGATGGACGGGCTCTTTCTCGGGGCGAACATGAAATAATTCATCCCCGCCAGCCCGACGTTGGAGTATCTATCGGCAAAGTCTTCAGCGGCCCGGAACGTGCTGCCGGATTGCACTTCCACTTTCAAGTTGTCGTTCAGACGGTAGAACCCTCTGATATTGTCGTCGAGAATCCAATGGCGCTCGGCTCCGCTCGCAAAAGCGTGCTGCCAAATCCAGTTGCGAGCAGGGATAGAACCCTTCCCCAAGTTAGAGAACGGCAGGACCAGAATCTTTTTCTGGTCAATCACCTTTGCATACGCTTTGAGCTCCTGTGGCTCGACCACGATATGGTAAGGGACTTTGATTCGCTCCAGAGCTCTGGCAGTCAAGCGAGATTCCCAACGGCCTTTCGAGACGATATAAATCGGATATCTCGGGTTGATTTGCGACTGACTAAAATATCGCTTGTCGACATACCTGGTAATCTTCGCTTTCGGAAACCAGATGGACCGCGTGCGGTGCGTTACCGTTTGCCCGATTAGCTGGGCAAATTGCTCTTGGTCTTCAACGCTGGAGAAATGGACGATAATCGACTTGAACGGCATCAGGTTGCGTTGCTTGAAATCGGGCATTCCGACCCATTCCCGCTCCCGGTCTTTGGGAATATCCAAGAGAGTTTTCATTAGCTGCCGCTATATTGACACTCTTTTGCAATAAAAACAGGTCCTAGCGTGCATTCCTGACGGAATTTGCGTGCTTTTGCAAGCGTATCTCTTTCTTGCGTCCTGAAAGTATTTGAATGGTAGCGATTACTCTGCGCGGACGTTGCTTGCGAGCTTTGACAATCTTAACAGCCCGCCGATAGCCCTTGAAGAGGAAGAGGTCTTCAACCAGAGTCAAGTAGAGCCGGCCGGGAGAGCCACAGAGCCGCGTCGGCTCGGGAAGCTTCCGATACCCTAAATACTGTCCGGTCTTCGCGTCAACGAAGTCCTCCACGTATCCCAGGACTTCTTCGGGGTGGGTTTCCGGATTGAAAAATTCGTTCATTGACATTTCAACAATCGCCTCGCTTTGATTGCAGATACAGAAGTTTTATTACCAATTCCATACTTAGCGACTACCGGCTCGTCCGTTCGATGTCTGGGTTGAATCTTCATACCCGGCCAGTACTCGCCACTCCAAACTTGTTCAATCTCTTCTGCTGTTCTTTGCATAACCGCCGATAGATATTTTACACTCTTCTTGGTCTTCTTGTGCTTCCCTTTGAAATTTATAAGGAACAATCGCTCATTTTCATTCCACCTACAGTCTACTCGACTATGCCGACGGACTGGTATATAGTCAATCGGGCGCCGGTCTCGGTAGTTGCTCCAGAATTCCCAAATCCGTCGGATTACTCCATCAACTGTGCGATTAGTCGCTTTTGCTATTCGCATTTCCGACCAAACCCCGCTAAACCACATATTCAGCAATATCGTCGTCTGCTCAACCGTCCAACGAGGGTTCACTTTCTTCTTACCACAAATACTATCCGGCAACAAACCATCCATAGATTTTTAACTCCTTAGCCCTGTGCGTCTATTATCTTTCGGGGCTCGACTTCGGCTAAGAAAGTCTCTAGTGGAATCCCGACGATAGCTGCCAGCTTCCCTCCGATAATCAAACAGAACAAACCCGAAGGCGGAGGAAATACTGGCATAATTCGGTTCGCGTATTTCCAACTCAAGTAAACCATGGACACGCGCCGGTCCCGGCGGCAAATAAGCATCCACGTCTGGCTCTTCGCTTGCCGGGCGCTCCGTCGAGCTTGGCGCAGCGCCGCTACGAAAGGGTGGGTTTTATTATCCCCTTTAACGTCCAGCAAGTCTCCCAAGCAACCGTGCGAGCGCCCGCGCTTGAGCTCGATGGTAAAGTAGCGGAGCAGTGGCTCGCCGATAGGGTCAACGGCCGCGATATCTCCGTAGCTGCCATACGTGCGCTGGCCCTTCTTCGCTCGCTGCGTCGCTCGTCCGCCAGATTGACTGGAGCGCCAGAATACATCGTCACGCTCGTCGCTTGTCCACCACTTGGAAAGCAGCTTGCAAATTTCTCTTTCAAATGCAGAACCTTTAGCCATTAGACTTCGGCAGTTCGACAAAGCACTTGTCAAATTCCTCGTTCGTTAGAACGATACACGTCCCCTCGCTGACGCATACTATCCAATCCGTCAGCTTGACTTTCCCCCCACTCCGGTGAGTAAGGTGCTGCCCGCCGCCTAAATCATGGAACGCTCGAAATACCCAAACCGGACGCGGCGAGTCTTTCAGAAACTGCCAGGCAGTTACGTCTTCGTGCGTCCCGTTGCGCAGCTGGTGAGTGGGTTTCATTTCCGGTAAGGAACTTTTACTTTCTCTGGCGGCTTCCCGTGCTCGTCTTCGTATCGCTCGACCAAGTAAAGCGCCAACGTCTTGATTCGCTTGGGTCCCCAGAAGCCGTCCTTAGTTAACCCGAGCGCCCGGCTACCGCCGCCATACTCAACTTCCTCTTTGAATAAATCATCGTAAGCCTTGTTGGAAATAATCGGAGTCTTATAGACGTGATAAATATAGCGGTGAGCCATTACCAAGTCTAAAGAAGGAGCGAATACGCGGTCAGCTTTAGCAGCTGGAACTTGCTTGCCGGAGTCGTCGAGCTCGGAGATATCCCGAGCCAGCAGACGAGCGGTAGCTTCCACCGGGACGTTGCGCTTCTTGTGCTCCCGGATAACTACCTTCTCATTGAAAGTAAACTTCTTTCCCTTCCGACTAGTCCGGCGGAACGGAATATAGTGGCGCTCGTTGCGAATCAGCTTCCCGAGCCGGCGAGTAATTTCTTCGACGTTAGAAACAAGTCTTACAGCAATCTGTTCCAGACTTGCTCCATTCAGAAAGAGCTCGACCATCCGGGTCGTCTCGCTTTTCTTCCAGCCGCTCATAGGCGGCTCCCGGTTACTTGACGGGCTGACCGAACGACTGCCAGCCCAGCAAGCCGAGCAGAACAAAAAGCATAGTATTGAACCCAATCGGCCGGAACGTGCCACCGCCAGAGGGCCAGAAAGCCCAGAAGCCGAAGAGCAGCCACGCTATCATGATTATCCAGAATAAAAGTCCTTTGCTCATAGGAACGAAGCGTAGCAAAGCCAGCCAGAATTGCAACTCTCATTGTTCAGCTCTCCTCCAGCCTGGCGGAACCGGGAAAGACTTCCATAGCGGATGCCCTTCATACAGTCCTTCCAACTGCCATATCGTTCCGTCGTCGCATAGAGCGAGCACGAAGTATTTGCCGACGGGGTCAATCGTCATAGAGATTTGAATTACTTTTCTCACAGCAGCCCCTTGCCGGTAAAAGATTCATACGTCTTTACTTTGCGCTCGAGGTCTGCTACTTCAGCTTTGAGCTGCGTATTTTCTTCCTGCAATGTTATCACGTCCACTACAGTACCGTCGACCAGCGGACGGAAAGAAGCGACGAGCAAGCCGGGCCGCAGCACGTTGCTAGCTGCTCCCGCGCAGAAGTTGACGCAGCGGACTACCCGCTCCGTATTAGCGCGGGCTTCAATCAAGTTGCGCCCGCGCCCGCCAGCCGTCGAGACGTAAGCCAGCATCCCTTCTGGCCCGCTGGCGATTTCCGTTCCGGACCCTTCGGGCATTACAAACCATGGCTCTTTCGTATGCGTCATATATATCTCCGCTTTCTTTCTGGCAGACATTCACTTTCAATTTGTTTCCAAACCATCTCCGTCAGCTCCACTACTTTTTGCTCCAGCCCCTCTTCCTCGATATGAGCGATAACTGCCCCACGCGAACCGGTAAACAGAATATCTTTTGCGTCAATCTCCTTGTCTTCGTTCTTTTTCCAGTGCTTCTCGGCCACCAGAAAATCGACGCACGAACCCACATCGTCAATTCCCAGACCGTAGTAAATCGGTATCTGCACCGCACGGTCTTTGCCCACTTTACCCGTCACCCTATTCTTCTTTACCTCGGCCAGGCAACGAGCCCCCACCGTGCGCGGCTTTCCTCTCACCGTTCGCAAAATCTTCCCCGCCACGCTCGTCCATATTTCCAAGTTGGCGTAGAACCGCAACGCTCGCCCTCCAGCTCTGGTCCGCGTCTCAAATCCGAACTTGAGATTGTCTCGTGTCTGCCCGATAACCAGGAGAATAGATTTCGTCCGCCGCAGCCCCGCGAGGACGTGGCGTAAATTCTCGCTATGGTATTTGGCTTTGCTGTCTCCATACGAGCCCTTGGAATCCTCTCCCTCCTCGGCGGCTTTCTTCTGGATGGCAAACTTTTTAGCAGCAGCTTTGGAAGTCAGCGCGTCTTGAGAATCGAGTACGTAGATAAACGGCCGGCGAGCTTTAATCAAGTCAGCCATGCGGTAGTAGAAAGATTCAATCGTGCTGGACTGGACCCACTTCATCCGCTTGGCCATATCCTTCCCAAAGTAGTGCGCGACATCCATCAAAGCTCCGCCCTCCACGTCGTCGTAAATCAGCTCGTAATTCTTGAAAGCCGGAGAGCGGCACGCTTCCGCGAAGCAAGACAAGCTTAGCCACGTCTTGCCGGAGACGCTATCCCCGACCAGATAGTAGTAGGCTCCTTTGAGATACCCGCAATCCGCACGGTCCGTACAAGCTAAATTGAGGAGAGTGCTCCCCGTCGAGAGAGCACCCTCCTTAGACAATACCGACTTCTCACGCGGCGCCAGCAATGCTTTCTTGTCCGCCGCGGTATTCATTACTTCTTCTTTTTCTTCGGCGCGGGCTCTTCGTCCCAATCGTCCTCGTCATCGTCTTCTTCGTCCTCGTCGTCTTTTACCGGCTTCTTCTTTTTCTTCGGAGCTTCGTCCTCTTCGTCGTCGTCTACTCGTTTCTTTTTCTTCGGAGCTGGAGCTTCTTCTTCTTCATCTTCCTCTTCATCTTCGTCAGCGTCCCAGCCCTTGTCATCTTTCTGGGAAGCAAAGCGATTTTTCTTTTTAGGTCGGGCTTCATCTTCGTCTTCCTCTTCGTCGTCAGTATCTTCTTCCTCGTCTTCGTCGTCGTCAGTATCTTCTTCCTCGTCTTCGTCGTCGTCAGCCGGTTTCTTTTTCTTCTTTACAACGTGGTCTTTATCTTCATCGTCCACGTCGTCCTCGTCTTCGTCGTCGTC